ACGAACAACGAGGCGCAGACCTAGGCGAAATCTTTCGCGAGGCTTTGGCTAGCGCCATGGTGGACGTGCACACCGCATTACCCGGCCGCGTTGTGTCATATGATGCAAGCAAAAAAGTCGCGGACATCGAACTTGTTACACGCCGGCAACTGCCCTCGGTCGAAGGTGACCCGGTAGTCGAAAAGTTGCCGTTGCTCCGAAACGTGCGCATCGGTTGGTTACAGGCGGGGGGCATGTTCCTGCACATGCCGCTGGCTGCTGGCGACCACGTGCTCGTGATTTTCTGTGAGTCCTCGATCGCGCAATGGCGCAGCACCGGCAAAGAAAGTCTCGCCGGCGACCAGACGAGGCACGCGCTGAGCTACGCATGGGCGCTACCGGTAGCGAGCCCCGACGCGCAAGCCGCTGCTCAGACTGTCGTCCCGGGCGTAACTCACTTGGGTGGTGGCACGTTGGTCGTAGGGGACATTACCTCGAAGTTCGTTGCACTGGCTGAAAAGGTGAATGACAACTTCGAGGCTATCAAAGACATGTTTGATAGCTGGCTTCCTGTTGCGAACGACGGCGGAGCGGCGCTCAAGACCGCGAGCGCTGATCTTGTATTCGCCGATGTAGCTTCCACAAATTTGAAAGCAAAATAATGACACTTCCTGCACTTTCCAAAACTTGGCGTTTCGCAACCAATATCAACGTTCCGAATGCAGGGAGCACCACGGACAACGGTCGCGCGATTCTGCTCAAAGTAATCCAGCTACTGCTGGGCACTACTGGGTCTTGGACGGATAGCAATGGGGATGCTGCGGCGGCGCTCGCGGACGTGACTGTAGTTGGCAGTTCGAACGGCCTCACGTCGAACATGTCAGGCACCAATTTAGTCACTCTCGTTGGTGATCTGATCTCTAACTCGCCTGGTTCGTCCCATAGCTGGGTTGTGCTGCACTTGCCCGGACTGGGTGCGCTATTTCACCTCAAGCTAAGCTTTGGCACGAGTTCTTCCAATTATGCGACCATGTCCGTTTCGTGTTCTCACTCCGGCTTCGGGGCAGCGAACGGAGGCACGGACGGCTCGCATCTCGTAGACCCTACCGCTCTGAACGAAGTAACGATCCTGAACAGCCAGCAATGGGGTGGCGGCAACTCGTCCGCGGACACGCGCGTGCATGCGATGCGCTCAACGGACGGGCAATGCACACGCATCCTGTTGTGCCGAAATAACCGAGTGTGCGGGTACTTTCAATTTGACAAAGCCGGTGACGTCGAAACGGGCTGGACTACGCCTTTCGTGTGTTGGGTAACCGGTGATAGTGCCGCGGCGCCAAGCTCTAACGTGCTGACTGTATCCAGCGCCATATCCAACGCTAACCAAAAAGGTTTCGGCGCGAGTGCCATGAGCATTTCAGCGACTACCGAAATGCTAGGCTCCACATGCATCCTTGACGCCCTCACAGCGGTCAATGCGTTCTCGGGCAACTACCCACTATTCGGCCTCGGTTATGCCAGCGTCACGGGGGGCAACGTAGGCCGGTCAGGTTTCGCGCAAGATCTTTGGGGCGGGCTCTCATCGCTCGCCACGCTCAACGGGTACCCGGACACAGGCGACACCAACCAATTCGTGCAGTTTGGTTGCTACGTGTTTCCGTGGAATAAAACCACGGCGCTAGGAGCATAATGGCCGACCTCCCCGGAAGTGTTGTCCCTTTGCGTTTTGCCAGCGCAGGCGCAGCGCTGCGTAATAAGGGGGACTTTGCCCAGCAGGAACAAGCGGCCACATCAGACCCCCCTGAGGTTTCGAACTTGGTCCCAAGCGAAGGCGCTACGATACTCCGCGATCAGGCGCTGCAATTTGACGTAACGGACGACGGGGGTGCATTCAGCGCGCTGCTCGTAGTGGCCGTGTTCGACACCGCGCGCCCGATCGAGTTGATTCACGATGGCACTCGATTCTCGTTCCCCTACACAGCATCGTCGCGCACCGCGATCACCAACGGCTTTCGATACTTGGTACGCCGCACGGGGGGCTGGCCAGCGTCTCCCACTTTCACCGTACACGCGGTAGACACGGGAGGCGCAAATGCCTAGTTCTTTCGGCTGGAACTTGTCCAGCAACTCAGCGTCCGCCGCGGTTAGTGCTGCAGCGGTGTCCGCGCAAAGCACGCTATGCGGGATCAAAACCAGCGGCGGCGCACCCGTGTACGAGAATCACAATCTCGTACTGATCAGCGGCGCGGAGTATGCTCTGCAAAAGGTCAAGGCGCGGCTGCACTTCTTTCTTGGGACTTGGTTTTTGGATACTCGCGAGGGCGTTCCCTACTACCGGGATATCCTAATCAAGAATCCGAATCTGAACGTCGCGCGCAGTCTCTTCCGATCCGTTATTCAGAGCGTCCCGGGTGTCCTCGTGAGAACGATTGACGTAAGCGTGGATACCAACCGGGTGATGTCAGTAGGTTTCAACGCGGTTTATGTACCGACAAACACAGAAATTGGAGCCAAGGTACGCCCATTTCTGTTAGAGGATTATTGATCATATGACCACGTACGGCATAACACCCGAGGGTTTCAACCGCAAAACGCTAGAAGTGATTCTAGACGAAATGCGCTCGGACGCGCAGAGCACGATCGACCCCCAAATTGACCTGGATAGCGACGGACTCCTCGGTCAAATGTATGGAGTAGTAGCGCGACAACTTGCGGAGCTGTGGGAAGGACTGGAAACGGCCTACCACGCATTCGACCGAGACGCGACGGAAGGCTTTCTTCTGACCGCGCTGTGCAAGCTGACAGGCACCGAGCGCCGTGATGCGGACTACACGGTCGTAAAATTGGAGTGTGATCTGGACGCCGGAACGACGCTCGTCACGGACGTGTCGTTTGCCGCCACCGACCTCGACCCGACCAAGTTGTGGACGCCCCGCGAAAACTACACAGCTCTGGTGGACGGCGCGCAGGACGTTTGGTTCCGCGCAGAGGTCAAAGGTCCGATCGAAGCCCTCGCCGGAAGTATCACCACAATTAGCTCCGGGGATACCGGCTGGAACTCAGTATCGCAGGCCGCCGATGGCCTCATTGGTAGAGTCTCGGACAACGATCCGACGTTGCGAGAGCGCTCTGAGGAGCAACTCTTTGCCTCCGGGTCCAGCACCGCGCAGGCGATCAAGAGCGACGTGCTCGAACTCGAGGGCATGGGGTCCGTAGATGTTTTTGAAAACGTGTTGGACATCGTTGATAGCAATGGGCTCCCCCCGCACAGCTTCGAGGTGCTGATCTATGAGGATGACCCGATCGACGATGATTTAATCGCTCAAACGATTTGGGCTGCTGGTGCGGCCGGCGTTCGCACGGTAGGCAGTGAATCGGGCACAGCGACCGACGGCGACGGAAACGACATGACGATCAACTTTACGCGCATTAGCAGCGTAGAAATGTCAGTAGAAGTCACGATCTCCACAACCGTCGGGTACATCGGCGATACTGCGTTAAAGGCTGCCATTGCGAAGGAATGCAATGAAGAGTTCGAAGCTGGTGACGCTGCTCAAATCTTCTTTGTGGGCGGAGTTGCGTACCAAGGTGGTGTCAAAAAAGTTTCTCTCGTCCGCTTGTCACGCCTGGGCAGCTCACTAGGAACGTCTGACGTTGCAATGACCCCGCGAGAGCGCGCGCACTTCGACACAGCAAACATCACAGTCATAACGGTGTAATCTTGGAAGCAACCCAAATAACGGACCACGCAGCTAGGGCACTCTCGCGGCTGATCGATCAGTATCGCGACGTGCCCGAGACGGAGAACCTGCTGACTCCGATCCTGAACCAAATACAGGCTTTCGAAGACGCAATGTGGGCGATGCTTCTTGCGCGCATCATTGACAACGCGGAAGGTGTGCACCTTGAAACCTTAGGTAAGATCGTCGGGCAGCGCCGCACCGGCAACACCGACGACGAATACCGCACCTACATTAAGGCAAAAATTATCGTGAACAGGTCACGCGGCAAACGCCCGGACCTCGTTGCGTTCTCTCGGCTGCTCGCGCCAAAACCGTCAGAGGCTTCGCTATATCGGCGAGTACTCCGGGAGTTCTACCCCTGCTCGGTCACGCTCGAGGCAAACTACCCGATATCAAATGCGGCTGTCGTCCAACAAATGGGACAGCAAGCATGTGCCGCGGGGGTTCGTTTCTCGATCGAGTTTCAATCGAACTCGATTACCAATGACCACGGAAATTTTATTTTCGGCGCGACCGAATACGACTCGACCACTCAAGGTTTTGGCAGCACGGGCGGGGACACGGGCGGTCGCCTAGGTACAGTGATAGGATGATGATCATATGACAACTCGACCAGTAAACGACGTAATCGAATGGGCAAGCGATGAGAATTATGCGACCGGGACTTATACGGGCACACCCACCCAAGTGGTGCCGTCCACTGGCCGTTTTGAACAGGGCTTTTTAGCGGATACTGTAGTGCCTGCGCAGCACGTAAACTACGTGCTAGGCAACCATTCAAAATGGATCGGTTATCTGCAAAACGTCCAACACCTCAATTGGGAAAATCACAAACGCCTGAAAGAGGCTAGCGGCGCCGAGCTGGCCGGAGATAGTGTCGCCTCGATCTGCGAGACAACATTCAGCACCTTTGTTGTCGTCAAACTTGCCACGGGCTTCGTGCGGATACTGCGCACACGGCGCGGGCAAGAATGGGATGACAACATGGGCACCACCGGCTTTGGCTCGAACACGGATCGAATCAAGTTTGTCAGCTCAGGGTCGATCATGATCGGCATTGGGTCCGGAGCGAGTCTGGGCAACAACACGACGCGCACGATCGACGACGGCCGTACATTTGCCAATGTGGCCTGTCACGCGGGTGCGGGCGGGTACGATGACATTTGTTACGACGGGCTGAACTTCTACGCCACGCCGTTTAACGCGCTCTCGAACAAGGTGGGCAAATCCTCTACCGGAGGCTCATGGGCCGCTGTTACCGGCTCCGTGCCCGCAGGCTCGCATGTCTGGACCGGACTTGGCCTGTGCAAGATTCGCTGTGGTGCTACGGGTAACCTGGTGGTTTGGCGATATGGCGGGGACTCGGGCGCCGTGAACTTAAACCACGTGCTCTACTCGACCGACGGCGGCGCCACTTGGACAGAGAGCAGTGCTATTGCAGGCTGCACAGAGCAGTACGACCTACAATACAGCTCCGCGCATGAGAAGTTTTTCCTGCTCTGCGATGCTGGGCTGTTTTCCTCTCCTACGGGCTCGGTGTGGACGCTGATTAACTCGACCGTGACCAGGTCGGTGTATTCGTCAATGGCCATTCAAGGAGGGCTGATCCTGATCAGCAACATGAGCAACACTGCGTCCGACGTGCTCAATTTCCTGAACTGGTCAACCGACGGTGGTGTATCGTTCAGCGCTGATTACTTCGACACCGTGTTCGGTGACCAGCGCGTCAAAACGCTGGTCGTTTCCGGCAATGGCAAATTCTGGCTCTACTACGAGGGCGACGACGCTGGCACCTCGAAGTGGCTCTACTCGTCCGCCAAGCTCTAAATGAAACAAGCCCCGGGGGTGTGGTTTTTATCCAACACCAGCCGGGGCTTTCACACTTCGCGATTTCAGGGGGATTTCTGCAACGGGAGTTTGGCTTCACTTCATTGGGGCGTTCTCCGGTGTTTTTCGGTACGACGAAAAGAGCATAACCACTCTTAGAGTTGATCGCAAGCTTGCAGCACGCCATTCACGTCACTGCAAATTGTCTTGGGAACTTGCACCGAGGGGGTGGGTGGATTGCACGAGCACACACCCTGATACACTTCAAACGTGGCATCATCTCCGAGCAGCAATAGCAAGGTGCCGTCATATGGCATCGCGTAGGCCTGGCACTCGAAATTAGGGCGCCCCTCGTAGCATGTCGACTCTTGGCCAGTCACTGCCTTGTGCGCTGTGGTGTGTCCAAGGACGCTGCCGCGAATTACCGCGCAACCGCCCTGCCGAAGCCCGAGGGTGTGCGAGGTGCCGCACATCCGATCTTGCACCTTGGCCGGGGGGTCCTCTCCCTCGACTCCGACCGCGCAACCAACAAGAGCCAACATGCTTACGAGTAACGCCACAGATTTCATTTTCGCTTTCGCCTCCCAGCAACCACGCCTGTCTCCTGGTATACGCGCACGCCCGGGATAGTCAACCCCTCACGAACCGCGGCGTCGATTAAGGTGTCAGAAGGTACGCAATACTGGTATGGTATGAGGTTTCTGTCTGTGATCTCCCATTTGGTGACTGTACGGGTGTTCACGCCCTTCAGTTCGATCGGAGGCGGAGCTGCCTGCAACGCTACTTGAGCAGCCACATAGTTTTGCTCTTGGAAAGCCTGCGCAGCTGCTTCTTGTGCAGCCACCGACGCGGCCTCTTGCGCTTTGAGCCCTTCGTTGATCTTGGTTTTGATCGTCTCTAGCAATTCCTCGAGAGCGGTGCGCAACGGAACGAACCAACCATCAACTTGAGCTTTGCGGCGTAGTAGCGGGCGCGTCACGGACTTGCGGCGGTCTTCTATGTCCTCTACTCGCTGTTTTACGTCGTTCAGGCCTTGCGCCAGATTGTCGATACCCACCTGTGAGGGGGTGGGCATCGTCGCAATGAGTGACTGCAATGCGCGAGTCTGCTTCACATCCGCAAGAATGTTTTGCTTCACTTCCTCGCTAATCGACGTGTCGATCTTTTCGTCGTCCAAAATCTCTGCTGTTGCTTCGCTCATTTTCCAGCCGCCTTTCGGTCAATGCGTTCGATCCAGGCCATTACGCACGTTGCAAGCTGCACGAGCTCAACTCGCCGATCTGCGTCGTTCTTGGCTTGAATTGCTTCCGACAATTCTTCTACGCAGATATGTGCGCTAGTCAATTCACCCCTTTGGGTGGCGTCGTCACAATTGGCTTTCGCCCACCGCTCATCGGGCATCCCGAAGCGCGCGGGGTAGCCGTACTCTCCAGAATAGCTGACCGATGGGAGATCATTTTGGGGCCCGAACTTCTTTAGTTGCCGCTGTCGCTCAGCTTGAATTTGTAACAGTACGTTGTATGTCATAGGAGCCTCCAGTAGGATCGGGGAAATGTGCTTCATATGTTCTTTCCGCGGCCCATGCGACCGCAATAAAATAGGGCCATGCCCGCGGCGTCCCATGCGTTTGGCGACAGCCCTTCGAGCATTTTGAGCTCCCGTTCGGTCAACGCCTTCGCAATGCGTTGGTGATGTATCGCTTTGGGTACTGATGCTTTCCAGTATGAAGGCGACCACGGCGTGATGACGGCTTGAGGACTTGACATCAGCACCTTGCCGACAACCACGCCGCCTCGAAACGCAGTGGTGATCAGATCGTTTTGTTTCTTTGACGAACTTGAGTTGCGCTCTTCCCGCATGTCGGGGAGCTCAACTACGATTTCTTCGATATTTCTTACCGGGAGGCTAAGACTAGGAAAGTTCTTCCAAAGAAGATCAGAGGCCAGCGCGATCTCTGTAGAGCCCCAAATAAGCGCTAGTCCAGCGTGAGTGCCCGAGTCGACAAATAGAACGTGCTTATTCATGCTGCTGTTGCTTCTTTCATTTTCTTGACGTCCGCTGAGGTAGGCCACGCAATCAAACGCCCCTTACCACCGGGGGCGCCTAGGTCTGTTTTGTCCCACCGAGGCTTGGCCGCTTTCGACCAGTATGACATAACCTGTGGTTTAGCGGTAGGCGGAACGTCGCGCAGGTATGGCAACCCGCCCTCACGCATGATGCGCGCGAGCTCGTGCGCGACCTCGTGACCGTAAGCAGTGCGGCACTCGCCGATCAATTCATCATGCACGTAGTTGACCCCGCGAGCGCCGTACATGGGGGAGATGCCCGGACCATTGATGTGTCGGCACCATTCGCAGCCCGCGATCGATCCGTCGCACGCACGGCAAGGGGTTGGAATGTAGCAGGCTTCGACTAGCAGAAACGTTGCGTTGCCCGCGGCACTCGCGCCGAGCCCTTGAAAGCGCGTGTTGTTGGCTTGCGTGTATGAGCACCCGCCTCGCACGATGCCGCTGAACTCGAGGCGCACCGTTTTGCTAGTGCGAGCTACCGCTGAATTGATCTCGAAGTAGCGTCGGAACTCCGGCCACGTGTTGAGCCAAATCTGTTTGAGTTCTTTCGCGCGCGCGACCGTAATATTCACGTTGTACTGACGACGCGCGCCGAGCACGAATTTCTCCGCGCCCATTCCGCCACCCAAGCCGAAGTTGCAGATCTTGCCAGTCTGTCGACCGTCATCGATGCGAGCAAGCGCCTCTGCCCAGTACTCAGCGGAGCCCACCATGGCGAGTTGCTTTGCCATGTACGCAATCTCTGATGAGCGCTCATCGATGGGCTTCTGAGCCTCGTCCACAATGCTGACCAGGTCGTCATATGGCGCATTGAGCACCTGACCGGCTACCATCATGTGCGGGTCCTTGCCTCCGTTGAGCGCTTCCCCCAACCGAGAAAAGCCCACCACGTTGATACACACTTGCGCCATGGTGCGGAGCTCAAGGCCGTCAAAGTCTGCGCTGAAAAAAACTAGGGGCGCGTTCATTCGTCTATAAACCCTCGGGGTACGATTGCCTCGCGGATGTTTTTCTTGCGGTTCAAGTTGGCAGAGTTCGGGCGCGCGACACTCACGCGCGTGGTGTCGCAAATGTCGGCGTTGGGGTGGATCGGGTATTCGATGCCCTTGCGCCACGCCTCAAGATCGTTGCTCAACACCTTGGTGGCCGCTGAGTACTCCGCGTACACTTTGAGCAGCGGATCGTCCACCTGGGTGCACGAGTCCCGGTCGAGGCAAAGCATGCGCTGCTCGCACAGCTCCGCGTAGTTGATTGGCATGTTATTTTTCTGCCAAAACTTAAACAGCTCTGTCCCGCTTTTCGAGAGCGGGGGCTGCATACGCTCGTCCTCGGCCGCCTCGTGCCCGGGAGCCCAGCCGCAAGCCCACAGCATGCGCCATTGCGCCTTCTTTGTGTCTCGGCTGCCTTCCTCTCGGACGAGCCCGGATAGGCCAACCTCGGGGCATTCCGCGGTGTGTCCTTGCTTGGGGACGTTCTGAGAGCAGCGGTAGCACGTGGTAACCAAAAACTCCTTGTGCCGCGCAATCTCAGCGCGCGTGTCCTCTTCTAGCTTGGCCACTCGTTTGGGGCTTGTCCGGAGTCCCCAACCGAACAACAGATCGAGCGCAAAGAACTTTCGCATTTGCTCAAACTGCCCGCACAGCAAATCGGGGTGGTATTTTTGCTGCCCATAGAATGCAGTGCGCGTGGCAATCGGATCGTGCAGCGCGTACGCGAGCGCATCCTTCCCGCAGAGCGTAACGAGCTCACCGGTCGGCTTGTCTTTTTTCAGGACGGGCACGCGCTCAAAAAACGAGGTGGGCCATTCAACTAGCGGGACGTCCGCGAGCTTGTCGAAGTGCACGCGCCACGGATCCTCTTTGTTCGCGCGGTCCCCATGTCGCTCAGCAACAGCACCGAGGTTGTACTGTTTGAGGCGATAGATGCCGCGACCAATGTCCGGAAGCTTTTGACGCAACTCGGTGTCCGTTGCGCGGTTCTCGCGCATCGCGCGAAAGATGAATGGCAAGTGCCGCGGGTCGTCCGCCGCAAACACTCCCATCTCGTACGGCAACGAATGACCTACCCAATGCAGATCGTAAATTTGTTCGAACCAAGTGGAGAATGTGAGGCCAGAGTAAAAGACGTTGAGCTTGCCTGCCGCATCATAACTGCCGTCCGTGATCTCTCCGCGTGCTGTCATCAGAAACGCGCCGCCCTCCGCGAGGCACCACTGCACGCACACGATCGGAGGGAAGCGACAACCCGGGCGAAAGCGTTTCGTTTCGGTGTCGAGAAAAACGATATCCCCCGGGTTGAACAACTTCACGAAGGCACCCCCGCGCAAGGGCCTTCGTGGTCTGACTTTCGAATGCAGCGCCAGCCTGCGGGGGGTCTAGTGCATTGCGGAGGTTCTCTGCGAAGCGCAACAGCCAACGCCACCCACACGATGTTTCCTAGCACGAGCACAATGCCCGCGTAGAACGAGAGCCACTGCCCGATCGCGGGGTAGTAGAACAGATTCCACACACCCCATGCTGCGAAGAACGCGGTGATCGGCCAGTAGACTCCCTTGACCTCGCGGTCGCGGTAGAGCTGCAGAGCGTTGCGCCAAGTGAACAACGCGCCCAGCAACTCGAATGCCGCATTGATATGGTCGGGGGTCATAGCCCAGCAGCCTTGAGTACCGCGGCCGCTTTGCGATACGCGCGCCAAGGGGCGCGGCCTGCCGTGTTCGAGTAAGCTTTCCGCACCACTTCATCAGCTTTGTGCAGCGCCTCAGCATGCTTAGCTAACGTCGGCTCCCGATTGTCGTGCGTTTGCAGATACGCAGCGTAAAACTCGCCTGTACGCATGCTATCGATCGCATACATCTTGTCTTCTAATTCCTCCGGTAGCTCCGAGGGATGCCCGCCTTCAACTGTGTTTGCGTCCAGCCTGCACACCATGACTGCGCCAGCCATGCACACGTGACACCGGTCCAACTTTTGAAATATCGGGCCGTCGGGTGTCGAGACCACATCCCGAACTTTCACGAAATCCGTCATGTCCAACTTGAACTTGGACCGTTGTCGCGACAATTTGATCGCGTCGTCAACCGAGGCGATCAACAGGGAACTAAGTCGTTTTGGTAGTTGTTTTTTCATGCTGCTTTCCTCTGAATGGGTCGGGCAAGTTGCCGGTCGACCCGGAACAAAATCGTGTAGGTCATAGGGAGCGAGTAACACCACTCAAGGAGTGACTTGTCACCGCGCTCATCGTTGCAAGTCAAACACGCCGTGACGAGATTGCCCGGCGTGTTGTCGCCACCACGCGAACGGGGTAGCACATGGTCCAGCGACAAGTAGCGCTTGCTTCCACAATAGACACACTTAAACCGATCGCGCGCATAGATGGCTTTGCGCGTGTTGGGTCGAATCCACCGAACCATGACACACCCCGAGAAAAAGAGCGGATCGGGCGTAGCACAATAGCCAGCTTTCGAAGGCGTACCTGCGCCCGATCCCGGTAGAAAAAAAGGCCCGCGCCGTTGCTCAACGTCTGGAGAGGCGCACGCGGGCCGAGGTCGTTACGCTTGCTTCGGGACCGGGTAGAAACGCAGATTGGTATAGGTCACCATGAGCGGTTTACCATCCGGGCCAAACAACGGTGTCTTGGACTTGGCATCGTGCTTGTGCTTGGTCGTATCCGTAGCAACGCAGATCACCTTGTACGAGTTCAGCGGGCGGCCTTGGATTGACCCTGCACGCGCCTGCTCAACGATGCTCTGCCAGTATGACCCGCGAGGGTTAGTGGCGGACACCAAGGACTGATCGCAACCGTCAAGCACCTTGGCTTCGGGGCTGCCCGGCATGAAACCAAACGCCGCGGTGAATACTTCTTTCAGCAACTCGAGGGTGCGCTTTTCGCCCTTCTGACCGATCTTGCTGAGGGCTGCTCCGGGGGTCGCGGCATCGCTTTGCTCGACCTTGAAGGTAAAGCCCTCGAACACCATTCCCTTGCTCTGTGGATTCTCACTCACATACGAGAAAAACGATTCGAGAGCCAGCATGTGGTTGCCGGCGGGCACTCGCCCGGGGCGGCTGTTGATCTCGATCTCTCCCATGCCCGAGTAGTCCTCGAAGCCCTGAGAGGGAGTCTGTTGCTGGAACGGGTTGGCTTGCGGAGCCATCTGACCAAAAGCAGGCACTGCGGGCTGTTGCGGCGCCTGCTGCTGGAATTGCGGTTGTTGTGAGGGCTGTGCGAATTGCTGCGGAGGTGCGAATTGCGTAACCAACTGTTGCGGCTGTTGCGCGTACTGTGGTGCGGCCGCTTGTTGCGGTTGCTGTGCGAATTGCTGAGCGGGTGCTTGGGGTGCTTGGGGTGCGGCCTGTGGTGCGAACGGATTGAAGGGGGTTGTCATGTGATTTTTCTCTTATTCGACTTCGATTGTGATTAGCGGTTTTGGAGATTGCTTTTTGTTTGGGTCCCACCTAGGGCCTTTCCGCCGAAGCAGATCGTCCGCAGTAGGGAAATCAATGTCCGCGAGCATGAGCTTTTGCACATTGAAAGTTGTAGATTGGATATACTCCGCACGACTCAAAGCTTTGTTGAAAGCGAGTATGTGCTCTCGTATTCCGGCGCGGACGTCGAAGCGCACCACGTCCGAGGGTTGTTGATACCGGTGCGTCCGGCCATATTGCTGCTCGGTCTTTTCTCCGGACGCACTCGGGTTGACAATGTAATTGCTATCCCAGTTGAACTGCAGATTGCGGCCCACCAAGTTGGATTGGACGCTGGCAATGATCGGCCCCTTGTAGTCCTCTATGTAGCGACCGTTCGCATCCAGTCCCATGTTGTGGAAAAACGGAACTCTTGTCATATGACACAAGCGCTCCGAGAAGTCCACCATGTTGGACCAACAAATGCCACGCTTGTGATTGGCCAACCAATGCGCCGCGTCCTCGCACGCCGTATTGCTGACCCATATCGCCTTTTTTAGGTACTCGTACTTCTCACGCTCTTGTTGCCACAACACCACCTCGGGGGCATCCGGGAAATGACTCAGCACGTCGAACATGCTGTCGTGATTGCCTTTATCGATCGTGGTCAGAACGAACTCACGGCAGGCCTTGCGTGCGTCCAGCCAAGACTGCGGGGGTCGGGGGTCCCACACAATAAAATAGCCTGCGTCCAGCGTGCGGGCATTGCGCGCCACTTCCTTTCCGTCCACCAACTGAAAGTTGTCTGGTAGCTCCCATTTGTTTCGCAGCTTGTCGAGGCATGCTTCCACGGTTGCATCGGGGGTCGGAGTCACTTCTTTGACCAAGATTGACGCCGTGCAGTCGTTGCTGTGCGTCGTCATGACGTGCCCGGGGGTCTCGCGCAAGCGGCGCCCGTACGCGCTCCGAACGCGCTGCAACTCGTCAATGATGTCCTCTTCAGGCTCTCCGCAAAAGTCCAACAACGCGCCCGGTGCTATGCGAGCGGCCTCATTAGGGAGGTCTCCAATCGCCTTGTCCCATCGTTCGCGTTCCGACCAAACCCACGGGGTTACCGACGCATGAGGTAACGCGAGTTTCTCAAGGTGGTGGTAGTCATTGATCGAGTTGTTCGTAAACGACCCTGAGTGCACGCACACCCGCAGATAAGGCAAGTCCACTCCGCCTGCCATTGCGATCGTCTCGTGCATTTCCTCATCATTCTTCCAACGCACCGGTTGCGGCTCTCGCTGCCCGAATGCCCACAGCCCTCGAGCCGCCTCGATCTTGCGTCGCGCGTTCGCGTACTTGAACAATCGAATCGTGCGCGACGCATTCTCGTTCTTGAACATTTGGGCCTCATCGATCTGGATGAGGTCAGGGCGGAACAAAGTGAGCTCATGTTTGGCCGCGAGTGTGCCAAGCCATTGAATACTCATCAGCCGAATGTTGCGCGGAATGAACCAATGCTGTGCCAGCTTGATCTGTGAACGCTGTGTTTTCTCCAGCAGCTCCGCGGGCACCATTAGGATGTTTCGTTGAGACTGCAGCGCCCACCCGATGAGCATTGTAGTGAGCGTCTTACCTTGACCAACGCCCACGCCACCGAACAGCCCTTGCTGCTCCACAGCTTCGCGAATCGAAGCACATTGCACGGGTCGAAGCGCGTACTCCCGCACCCCGCAAGTACCGCACACAAGAATCACCGTCTCGGTCCCGTCCTCGTTGCGAGTTCGCTCCTCTACAACGGTTTCGTGGCCTGGACGTCGTAGCGCTTTGGTGGCCTCTTCACACCAACGCTTGGCCTCGTCCTCCCATTGCCGGCGAGGCATGCGGAGGACGCGAAGCAACTCTTGTGTGCGATACACTGCTTTCATTAGAGGCTTTCAATCACATGCAACAGGGTTTTTCACAATCGCCCCAGCACTGCTTTTCTCCTGACGGAGGGCTCGGCTCGACATATCCGCCGGGGCGGTCGAAAAAGAGCGCCCCTTCGTCGAACTTGACGTCCTTTACGAACTTCCGAGCATCGTCCTCTGATGGGAATACCTCGGCGTGTTCCCTGTTGCCTGTCCAATACAAATACCCGTCTTTTTTGGACCGACTTGCGTACACCGTCCCATACTTGCTTGTGAAGCGGACGATCGTGGGCAAGAACACAGCAACCTTGAGATCCGCTTCCACTTTGAGATCGGTTTCCGGCCCGAACAATGCGGCTTTCACCTTGCCGACGGACGCTGCTAACTCGGCCTTCGCTTTTGCTAGCAAGCCGATCCGCGTTACCGGGGGCTTATTATGCTCGGCCGCTATCATCCTTTCCCGCTGCTCGGCTGCTAGCTTGTCGGACTCGTCCCAGTAACTCTCACGGGTTGGTGGCGGTCTGTCGTCCACGAACAAGTGAGGGTGCTCTTGGGACTGCACGATCGCGTCGTACAGCACCGCTAGCGACGTCATGGCCTTGCCGATATGGTGCAACTTGATCGCGGCCTCGGTGTCGTAATCCTGCCCTTCCCAAAAGCGCTTGAGGTGGCGAAACGCGGCGTCCACGTACGTGGAAGCAAGCACCCCGGCTTCGCGGTAGTTGTACGCGCCGTACTTGTATCCACCCTCTCCCATTCCGAGCGAGAGAGCGTCCAGCACGGTAAAAGGCACGCGAGTGATTGACACCTTCATGAAGCCAAAATCCTGCTTTGGGTTGGTAGGTTTCAGCTCAACTTTGACGGCTTCTTGTGTCATATGACGCTCCCAACTGCACGCAACCGATTCGCATTCAGTTGCCTGCGCGCGGACTTGGCCATACGAGCGCTGCGCTCGCCGGAACAATTGGCCAGCGCGTTGATACCTCGTTTGCCTTGTAACTTGAGAGCCAAATGCAGTTCTCTAGCAGGGCCATCCGGCTGGTATTTCTTCCCGCTGAACTTGGTGTTGTGCCGATACACGAACAAGTGACGGCCGGCAAAAGGCTTGGTCAGTTGATCATATGATCGTGCTGCGGGAGGTTCGGGGGCGGCAAGGTCCACAGCCAGCATTTCCAACGCGCTTACTTGTAGTTGCGCAAGCGCGCCGATAATGAGCGTTCCGATTCCAAGATTCATGGTGCCGCCTTTGCTGTTAGCTTGCCCGCGCTGCCCGTCAAGTACACTTGGCAGAGTACTTTGAACACGTCGCGCACGTTGCTCACCATGTCGAACACGTAGCCCGCGTTCGGCTCCCTACCCACTAGCAAGGATGAAAGGGCGGATTGCCCGAGTTCCGGTACTGCCCCCATCATCCAGAGCAGCACTCCCAAGGATGATATGTCGATCGACCTGTGGTGCATGGTCGGGGGGTAATAGCGGGCTCGCTTGCAGGCTGCCATGATCTTGTCTATGTCGAATTTGGGATTACTCCCGACCATCATGACCGCACCGCCTTCGCAGTAGCTTGAAACGGTGTCAATGTAGTCGACCAGAGCCGCTACCTCGACATGATCCAGCACGCGGCGCTCGTGCCCCTCGGGAAGGAAAGGCGTGTGCTCTTCCCAAAAGGTCCCAAGCTCTCCAAGCGGCTTGTAGTGCCTCTCGAACGTGCTGACCACCGCGAACGTTTGCACGTCCACAGCGAGCATGCTGATAGCGATCAACTCGTCAGCTTCACTTAGCCCCGTAGTCTGCGTTTTGCAAAACAGCAACAGGCGCTTTTTGGCAGGCTTGGTCATTTCGATTTCGGTCATTCTGCTACCGCTTCCTCGCGGGCACTACGCCCGCGGATGTCCGACACCACGGTGTCAACTTTGGTGAATCCAGCGTGCAGCAACGCGCCGTCTACCAGACTTAAGATGTGCTGATCGGGGGTGCGAATAACCAGAGCGTCACGCACCTCCAAATCGCGATTCCACGGTCTGTCAGGCATGATCGAAACGCGCTGTTGATTGCGCGACCACGCCTCACAGTTGTGCATACCGTCGTCAATGAGCACGTCGCCGGGCACTGCACTCTTGTCTTTGCTGAACGTGACGTTGCTCTTACCGAAATGCTCTTGAATCCAGTTCCAGCGCTCAGAGCACCAACCGTTCGAGCTGAACGGGCTTGTCACGAAAATCACCTCTCCTCGTTTGCGTAGCTCGGCCACAAGTTCCTTAGCCCCGGGAAGCAACTCAAGATAACGGCATGCGAACGAATCGGAGAAATGGTCATGCAACGCGCGATCTAGAATATTGATTCGCTCGTCCGTTGCATCCGGTTCAAACGCTCGGAACATGTTCCAGTTGGTGATATCAGCCTCGACCTTGTTCTCCCCGGTCCAAAGGTTGTAGATGCGGCACACCTCCTTAGTGAAATCGCAGATGATGCCGTCCACGTCCACGTTGATCACAGGGCGCACAACGCGGTCCCATTCCTGGCGAATGAACATCAGAGCACCCCTTTGGAAACGAGAATGGCCATTTGGCTCATTGCGAGCTCTGCGACATTAGCCGGGGCGACCCCCGGATTCTGCGCGAAGCCGCGTAGCAGCGCGTTGAGCGCGTTGAGCCGGTCCTCGTGCTTCATGCGCTCCTTGTCCTCTTCCGAAACCTGAAAGCGCATGGGCTCCACATGTGTGATATTGGTGACTGCCGTCTCCTCTTTCGCCTGCTTCTTGCGCTTCGACTTGGGTGCTTCCTCTCCGCCCGTAACCGGAACGACCGGAGGCAATGGGGCTTCCTGCATTAGAGGCTGAGGTGGCAGGTGCTGTTCTGGCGGGTTCACCGATCCTGCGAAGTGCGGCTGCACTTGCGTTTGGGGCGCAATGAGCTGCATTGGGATAGCGCCGGCGGCGGGTGTTTGCGGCGCCACAGGAAGCCCTACTACGGGCGTTTGCGGTTGCGGTGAGGTCACCGGAGGCGCAATGGTCTGCGCGCCGGTGGTGGTGGCCTGTGTGTGCTGCAGTTGAATGCTTTGGATCCAGTCGGGGGTATTCATGGTTGTTTGGTTTCTTTCTTAGACACGGTTCACGTTACTGATACCGTACAACAGTGCACCGGTATCGAAGTCTGCTCCGCAGTACGCGCGGTGCTCACACCCACCAAATGCCCAGCACGCCCGCGGATCCCCTGGGTAGTTGTGTGCGTTGTGCTCGCGGCCCTTGCGCCTATCCTCGTTGCAGTGTTCGACCGCTTCCGTGATGCGCTCTGCCGTCTGCAAGTGCGGCGCTACCAGACCTTCGAGCTCGTGCGCGAACACTCGGTGCCAGCTTTGACGCACGCGAGGCCGTTTTTCTCGAGTGGCGTAATTCCAGCGAAGATCGACTATCTCACGCTGATAGATAATAACGCCTGCCAGGGCATATATAGGGGCCTGCGGGTGGCCCAATAGCTTTTCACGCTCCAGCTTGGCGTACTTGAAATCTCCACATGTTTTGTGGTCACTAACGATTGCAATGCTTGGATGCTCATGCAGGTAGTCCAGATCGATTGTTCCGCCGAGCTTGATTCCACGAATGTTGAGTCTGAACCCGCTCTCAACCCGGCAAGTTCCGGGGGCAGGTAGTAGGTGCATTGTAGCGGCCGCGATTTGACCGATTCGAGTAGTGCGGTCATAGGGCACGCCGTCTCGAAGCCAGAGCTCGTGGGCCTTGTGGACGGCTGTGCCGATCTCGGTAGCGGTCTTAGGATCATCTTCGACATCCGGTGCTGTGTTACGAAAGCCGTGCAACTGGCTGAATGCCCACTTGCGCTTACAAAGGTTCCAAGTGTCGATCGAGCTCTGCCGAACGTGCGGCATGTCAATCCGCGTGCTCCAATCGTACTTGGCCGCGTAGGGCACTTCGACCGTAGGCCGGTGCTCGGGCTGAGCGAACGGATTGACACCGACAGGCGCCGCAATGGGCCGTTTAATAGCGTGAGTGTGGTTGCTGTGTGGTGTTGAAAGGACGGGTAATCGGCGCTTGTCCGCCGCGGAGCCCGCGAACGGACCGAAAGGAATCACCTTCGTCTGAGCAACCACACTCACGCCGTTGGTTGTGCACTATGACACAAGCTCGGTCAAGGAAATAAGTTACCATACGTTTTCGCGCTAGATCATAGTGGGCGCATGTGTCAGCATCGCCGGATGGCCGTTGACCGCGCGTTCCCAGGTTGCCGAATTTCGGACTTGCAACAGTTTCACCCCGACAAGACTCCTAACCAGATTGCCGATCTCCTCAAAGCGGACGGCTGGTATCAGAAGCGAATCAAAGAAAAAGGCGTGCAGGGCCCGCGTAGGTGGTATCCGAGCAGCGTTCCGAAGGATCACCGCCTCTCCGGTAATTCCACGCTCTACGGTGTAGGTGGCGCTGCTGTGGGTGCCATCGATCAACAATGGCTCAAGACGAAGCAGGACGGCGCGGAGCCCAAATTCGAGCCACAGCCCGAAGGCTTCGCAATCACTCGGATCAGCACATTCACAACCGCTGCCGGCGTTACAGGTCAATGGTCGAGCGCGGACCGCAAGAAGTCCGACCAGTTCAAGGCGCTAGAAGAGGCCATAGGCCGCGTTTCGGAGCGCTTCCGTGGGGACTACAAGCCGATCATATTCCGCCCTGAGAGCGTGCTTGGTGTCGATTGGCGCACATGGATCCCAATTGGCGATGCGCATCTCGGTATGCTTGCTTGGGGGCGTGAGGTAGGTGAGGACTTCGACCTGCGCATTGCGGAGCAGGACCTGTTTGAGACGGTGCAAATGCTCATCCAGCAGGCCCCCGCCACCGAAAACTGCATTATCGCAGATGTAGGTGACTTCTTTCACGCGGACAACAAGAGGCAAGAAACGGAAGCTAGCGGGCACCGTCTCGATTGCGATTCGCGACAGGACAAAATCACGGACGTTGGTTTTGCTGTGTCGCGCCGGCTGATCGAGACTGCGCTACTGAAGTTCCCGACGGTCGACTGGTACAGTGCGGGCGGTAATCACGACGAAATGACATCGAAGATGATGATTCGCTGGCTTCGCGCCGTATTCGAGAATGAGCCGCGCGTGAAGATCCATAGCAACGTGGCTCCGCGTCAGTATATTGAGTGGGGCAACAATTTCTGGGGAATCACACACGGCCACGAAATCAAACCGGCCGAGCTCATGAGTGTGATGTCCGAATACGACCATGGCCGCCCATGGGGACGTTGCCCGCATCGTGAGTGGCATACCGGGCACGTACACCACGAAAGCGTCAAGGAGTACAGGGGCGGAACGGTGTACACCTACAACACGCTCGCCGGTAAGGATGCTTGGCACAACGCAAAGGGGTACGTTGCGAAGCGCTTCCTGACGTCTCGCCTCTACCACGAAAAGTGGGGGTTCCGCGGTTCCAATGTGATGCCGCTCAACATGGTGCGTTGGCTGCGCAGCGCCGCACAAGGAGAGTACGGAACTCTATGAGCGCCCGGATTCTCGTTCTGTCCAACAAGTACGCCGTCTCGTTTCCCGCCACAGGAACCGACAAGTACGGCAACCCCAAACAAGTCACCACTCAAGGGATCATGGTGGGCGGTCTGCGCGAAGCCCTCTTACATGATTTTTCGCCGTTGGGACTGGACGCGCACTTTACTGCGTACGAACCGCCACCTACCCACACCGTGCGTTTGTCATATGACGCAATCGCCGCCGGCGTACATCCTAGCATCGTTGCGATCGTGTTCGACGTGGACGCCAAGGAGCATGCCGCTAGCGAGGAGTGGCGCGCAGCCGAACGCGCCAAGGTAAGCAAGCTACTGGCCACCATTCCCGGATTCGTCACGTACGAGACACGCGGCGGGTACCGCCTCATTGCGGAGCTTGCCACGCCTGTCAAGATCGATTCCAAGGAGGCCACCACACAATGGTCGCTGCTCTACCAGGCCTCGATCGAATGGCTGCATGCCGTGCACGGGATCGTAGCGGACCCTGCTTGCAAGGACTTCACACGCCTCTACCGCCTCCCCAACGTGCTCCGAGACGGCCAGCCAAGCCGTAGCGTCATTGTGGGCAACCTGGGGCCATGGGAGTTCCCCTCCGAGGTACGGGGACGCGCAGAGGCCCTGCTGGCCGAACTCAAGCCGGGTGCGGCGCCTTCAAACGATATCCTGCTGAACACGTGTGACGCAGCCACGCTGGACAAGCTCAGCAAGAATCTGAAAAAGAGCAAGAACGTTCACAACTCGCTGGCCGGCGAGATGATCGGATTGATTGCTCGAGGGCTCCCTCTTGGAGAGCAGGGCGATCGGCACTCCAAGTGGCTCAAGGCGCTCGAGGTGATTGGCCGGGAGCTCCCCGAGTTCACTCCGCGCGCGCTCGCGGCGCTCTGCAAAACGTCACTGGACGGTCACATGCCGCTCGAGGTAGCGGAGCAGTTGATCGAAGGGGCGCGCTCCAAGCGGATCGGTATTGGGGCTGAATGGGAGGAAGCGCTGCTTCGGACTAACGCGGGCGTTCCCAAGCCGTGCGAGCAAAATATCATCTCGGTGCTTACCCTACACCCGGACTGGATTGACCCGCTGAGCGGCGCCTCCTACCTGTCCTACGACGAAATGAAGCGCCGTCCGGTGCGCACCGGCAAGCTGCCTGCGATCGACGTCAACCTACCTACCGACAATTCGATAACCGAGGACGACGGCCTCTACATCGCGGCGTGGCTGCAGCGCGAAACCGGGATAGCCACATCAAAGCGTTCGGTCTTGGAGGCTTTGCCCCCCATTGCCAAGCTGCAACGCTTCCACCCCCTGAAAGGCTACCTGCGCTCGCTCACATGGGACGGGACGTCGCGTATCGAATACCTACTACCGGGGTTGCTGGGCACCGAGGACACACCTCTATCTCGAGCGTACGGTGCCCGTTGGATGATCAGCGCCGTTGCGCGCATCATGAACCCAGGCTGCAAGGTCGACACCATGCTCGTCCTCGAGGGCCGACAAGGCAAGCTCAAGAGCACCGCGCTTGCGACGCTGGCCGGCAACCCCGACTGGTTTGCGGACACCCCGCTCAAGATTGGACACAACGATGCGTACCTACAGCTACAAGGTGTGTGGATCTACGAGATTGGAGAGCTTGCGTCATTCAGGGGCAAACGAAACGACGATCTCAAACTGTACGTGAGCTCTCGAGTGGACCGCTTCCGAGCCCCTTACGAGCGCGCCGTGCAGGACTGGCCGCGACAATGTGTGTTTGCCGGCACCACGAATGACGACACCTACCTGGACGATGATACGGGTGCGCGCCGTTATTGGAGCGTGAGGTGCGAGGGAGACATCCTGATCAATGGGATCAAGCAGTACCGTGACCAGCTATGGGCCGAGGCCGTTGCGTCATATGACCAGGGCGTCAAGTGGTGGTTGCACGAGGACTCACTCATAGAGGCACAAGCCGAAAGTGCGCTGCTAAGACAGGTAGGGGACCCGTGGACAGGAGCTCTTCCGCCCTTGATGCAAGCCTACTCAGAGAAAGGGATCCAAACCCACATCGCGCTCAGCCTGCTCGGGGAGAACCTGACCAAGGCAAACGAGATGCGCATGTGCAGTGTGTTGAAAACCTTGGGGTGGGTTAAGCGCCGCCCCAATAACTTCGAGCCTCGCGCCTTCTACCCCGGACCGAGAGCCGAAATCAACACGCTGAGCGCGCAAAAAATCAGGAGTTGAGACTGCAGATCAGGCCCGCTGACCAATGGCTGTGGCTGGCTGTAGGCTGGCTCAGAGAAGCGCCGGAGATAATTCGGCGCTTTTTTTGTGGCTCGCGCTAGCCAACCTCTGCCAACCTCAAAAGGGACGTTGGCTACTAAAAAGATCAACCATTATACATACATTGCCAACCTAGCCAACCTAGCCAACCTATTTTGTATAATACAGGAGGTGAGATTCTACTATTCCGGCTTACCGAACTATAATGACCATACATGTATGGTTTTTTAGGGAATCATTTCATTTATAGGAGTTTTGTTGAGAAATTGGATGGCTAAGTTGGCTGTCGGCCCATTGACCTAATTCGGCCCTTGAGCCTAAAGCCTTCGGCTAACACCGCCAGAGTCACCATACGTTGCCATATATGTATGGTCATTCTGCTCGAGCAAACGAGCGCAGCAATGACCATACATGACCATATGTTATTCCGTTGGACGTGTAGCCGAGTGCGGGTCATTCTTGTCATATGATCAGGCGTCCAGTCTCCGTACTAATCAAACTGTGCCTCGCGCTCATGCTGCTCGTGGCGTGTTCGACTTCGACTCCCGCGGTAACCGCACCCGAGCGGCCCGCCGTGGCGTCTAAACCGGTCCCTCGCAAGCCCGTGCTTAAGCCGTCGGAGCACAGCTCGGTCAAACTCGAGATGGCCGCTAATGGGCTTCGAGCCGGCTGCAGCGGTACAGCAATTGGACCGCATGCGATCGCGACCGCTGCGCATTGCGTGGACGCTGCGTCGTTTGCGGAGGACGGTCAGCCGATCCCAGCGCTGGCGATTACCTACCTGACCTTCGGCGACTGGCTGCTAGCCGGTGACCCTAAGGCCCGCATGAAGCCCGCATTCGTGGCGTGGGTGGATTACGAAGCCGATACCGCTGAGCTGTTCACGGTCGACCCGCTACCCGAGTTCGTACGCATGCACTGCTCGCGTCTGCAGTCCGACACCCTGATCCATTCGTGGCACCATGGGGGTGAGAAGCGCTGGGCTCACAATGAGGGCCTGCTGAGCTTTTATGCGCGTGAGGGAACGGACGCTGAGGACGGCACTCCAAAGACGCTGTGGTGGATTCTGGGCACGCTACCCGTTGTCCCTGGGTCGAGCGGAGCAGGCGTATTCGACTCCGAGGGGCGCATGGTCGGAACGGTCACGGGCATCTACCGCAAACCGATCGATGAGACTGGAATTATGTACACTATGATCGCCTCGACTTTTAGCCGCCCGCAGTGTACTATCTGACTTCGCGTCACAACAGGGACCTGGGCCTTAGCCTAGGGACAACCGTTTAGTGATGCTGGTTTAGGGGGAAACCTAATCAAAAATCCCCCAGCACTTAAAAACCCACCTATCATCCCGTTAGCGGTAAGCTGGATAGGTGGGTTTTTATTTGCCTTCGCGACGTTTGCGCAGGGCATCCAGCATCGATTGGCCGCGGACGAGTAGCAGCGTGAACCCCCACACGTAGGCATCCAGCCTATCCGGTGAGTCCGAGATCTGTGGGTTCCAGTCGCATAGCTGATCCTCGAGTCCGGGGAAGCTGCCCACATGGTGAATGCGATGTTGCTCGCACAACGAGCTCACCGGCTCGGCGCGTGTGAACTTGCCCTTGCTTGCGTGAACTGCTTCGTAGCGTGCGAGGTTGCCGCCCTCGACCGTCTTAAGGTTGGCCTCGACCAAGTTGCCACCGTTGTTGATTTCGGCGACGATCAGGTTTGCACCCCAACGGGTATAAGCGCGCACCGCACACAACGCCCATTGTGTAGGCGTGTAGACGCCGCTCAGGTCCTCGAGTAGGTAGCCGTGCCCGTTGCGATCCGCGCCAACTACAACGATGCCGGTTTCATCCGATTCCTCGTTGGTGGACACAGCAGGATCGATCGCAACCACAACGCGCGTGAGGTTGAGCTTGGTGCGTAACACCTCAGGGTTAAGGAAGCCCGTGTCGCTATCGTCGTAGAAGCAGCCCGCAGGTGGCTTGATTCGGTCCTTGTCGATCTGACTGCGTTGCCACAATGCACCCGGATTGTCGTCCAGTACGTGCGCGTGAATTTCTTGGCGACCAAGGCGCGTACCGCCGAAGCGTTTTTCGATCGCCTGAATGAACTTCGCGCTGAGGTTGAGCTTGTTATCGTACGTTGAGCCGCGCACGATGCGCACATCACCGCGGTTGTTCTGTGCCTTCGACTCAGCGATCAATTCGCGGATGATGGCAATCGGTCGAGGTGTGGTGGTGAGCAGCGTTTGAGGCGATTCACCCAGGCGCAGGGTGAACTGCAACTGGTCATATGCGTCCTTGTACCGCCACGATGCGAGCTCGTCTCCCCACGCATACGCATGCTGCTTACCGCGCAACCGATCTGGTCGATCTGCGGAGTAGAGGCGCGCCCATTCTCCGTTCGGCCACGTGAGCTCACGGTCTTTCCAGATCGGTCTGAAGTGCGGATGAGAGCATGCAATGATGCCGCTCTCGCCGTTCACCATGATGTCTTTGCCGTCGTCCCATGTGGGTGCAACGAGCGCGATTCCAAGCTTCTTGGGTTTGCCTTTGCGCGCGAGCCCGTTGACCCATTCGCTACCTACGCGCGACTTACCCCAACCACGTCCCGCAAGTGCAAGCCATGTGTACCAATGTCCTAGCGGTGGAAGCTGCTCAGGTCTCGCCCACAACTCCCATAGGTGATTGAGCGTCAGTTTCTCCTGAGGGCTCAGCTTCTCGATCGCCTTCGGATGCGAGCCGAGCCAGTTTCTCAATGAGGCTATTTCCTGCCTCGAGTAAGATTGCTCCGTTGTCACCAGTGCCTTCGATCTTGGTTGGGGCGTCAAGGCCGAGGAGTTTCGATACGCGCTCGGATGCCGCTAGGATTGTTTTTGCTGTGGTGTTGAATTGACTGACAGCGCTGATGTCCCCGATCGCGATGCGCTCCCCGAGCACGTTCTGAATGCTCAGCGCGCGCGCTAGTTGCTCTTGTGCAATGGCTGCCTGCGCGTACCGCAAGCGCAACATTTGCTCTTTGTCGGGCAGTGACCCCCGATCACGTTCCAGCCCGTTGTCAACTAGCTGCTCAACAAAAATTACCTCGCGCCCCCACATGGCCGCAATTTCGAATACACTGTAACCTTGCCCTATGAGTCCTAGGGCCTCGCGCTGTAATTTCGTGGGTTTGTCTGAGCTCACGGCGCACTGATCATACGACTAGTGCGAGCGCAGGGCAAGGCCGCTATACTGAACGGATGTCCAGGGTTCGGATATACCGTACGACAAACGCCGCTGAAATCGCACAGATCCTTGAGCGGGACGTGCCGATATTCGGGGCGGATACGGTCGAGCCCGAGGCGACTACCGTGTGGTGGGCAATGCGAGTCGAAGGCGTCTTAGCCGGCTATGCAGGGCTCTTAGAGCTGCCCTCGAACGAGGGGCGTACCGTGTTCCTGAACCGCTCTGCAGTGTTCAAGGAGTGGCGCGGGCAGGGCCTACAAAAGCGGCTGATACGGGTGCGCCTGCGCTACGCGCGGGAGCGCGGGTACACGCACGCAATCACCTACACGATGCGAGGCAACCCGGCGAGCTCGAATAATCTGATCGGGTGCGGGTTCAGGCTGTACGATCCGCAATGGGCTTACGCCGGGTCAGTGCTCTACTGGCAGCGCGCGCTCTAACGCTGCTCTCTGCCGAGCATGTCCTCAAGTAGCATCCCGACGTACAGGAAGGTGAACTGCACGAGAGCCACTAACCCTCTTAGGTTATATCGCCAGTAGGGAGGCTTTGGCCTTGATTGAAATAGCTTGTTCATTTGTAGGGAATAGCCAGAGTGAAAAGTAGCGTTCGAGAGAGCAACCCCAAGAGATTACTAGGGTGTTGTGCGGACCACCTCGCGCGAAGTGACGTACCCGCGTTGTGCCCGATATGGCGACAACGGGCAAAGGTGCGATAGGTGGCATGGGTTTGCGGCGTCTCATTCGCTCCTCACGTAGGCAAAGAAGAATTCATGCTCCCACCATGCCACGTTCCAAAGCACATAGCACCCGGCATACTTCAGTAGACTGACCTCGGCCCGCTCAAGGTGCCGCACCCTTGTGTGCTTGGTTACCGGTATGACGGGAATGCCTCTCATATGACACGCCTCCCATGCGTGAGTGACCTTGTGCCCTCGGGTGTTACCTCATTCCAAGTGTCCCGCCAAGGGCCGCGGAACGATAGCACCCAAGTGGTGCCTCGGCTGACGACCTTGTGCATAGTCTCGCGAGATGTAAGCACAGGACGGATAGATGGCCGGTATAGGCGAATATCGGCGAGAGATTGTAGGCGACTCACGTACTCGATCAGCGTGCCACTCAGCACCCAACTCACAGCGTTGAATGCGTGGTCATGGTAGGCATCGCGGCTTCCGTTGTCGAAACGTAGAAGCACAATTGAGAAGAGGCGCTTCCACTCGATTAACCAGTAGCCTGTAACTGTGGAGTCCGGGCCGCCATCCTTGGCTTTGCGTAGAAGCTTCATTTGCAGCGCCCCTCAAGGCGCGCCACGCGAAATATCAGGGAGCCGATCATTATCCACTGGAAGATTTCTAGCGCGTTCATTGTCCTCGGAGGTGGTCTTCTAGCTTACACTTCGAGCAATAGTACGGGCCGTCCTGATACTCGTTGTAGTAGCCGCAACCGGTGCAACGCGGTTCGGCTTTCCTGGCCACAGGTGAGCATAGTGACACGTTGCGCTCGAACGTCAAGTGGTATGACTTGATCGTGATCAGCCCGTCCTCGCGTGCGGCTATGACCTCGCCCTCACGCCAGAACTCGTTATCCCCGCTATTGTGGAGCTTGTCCCGGAAGCGGATCTTTTCGCCCACATACGGGAACCAAGTGGGGACGGGCGGCGAGACGACAACCGTGCCGGTGATTACGGTGTCGTGGATAGCCTGACGAAAAGCACATCGGCAGTTCGGGTGCAAAAAGTCAACAGGCACGCGCACGGCCGCCGCAAGGCGCTTGACGGTAGTGCACATCTCGCACTCGCAGTCAGGGGATAGGACCGAATGCTTATCTTCGCCCGACGGCGCGCGCATCAAAGGCACGGTGTACACAGCAGTCCACTTGCGCTCACAGTTTTTCACGTAACCCTCGGGAGTATCCGCCTAGCGCGGCGATCATGTAGATCAACATGAATGCTTTGGGGTCAGTCGGCCAATTGACAAATATCACTATGCACGCGCCGGCCGGGATTGCGTGCATGAGGAAGCGGCGAATCACTAGAGCACTCCGCAGGCGTGCAAGAGGCACGCGCAGATCGTCGCTACGAGCAGCACCTGGCATACCGGGTTAGCGATTTTCACAGCGCCTCGGGTTTGGGCAAGTCAGAAGGCCATTGCAGCCGGTACTCTTCACAGGTCGAGAGCAATCGTGCAGGCCACTCCCTCACCGTATAGCTATCATGCGTTGATTGTAGATCTGTCAGTAAGCTTTCGAGCCTGCTGTCGTTTTTCCAAGCCTTGAACACCTCGGGGAAGTCGAACAGCAGAGAAGTAATGCCGGCCGCGTCTCGCGTGTCAAATACAGGGTCGTAGCATTCATCCGGCAAGATGTGGCCTACTGCGCACTTGGATCCGTCGGGTGCGCGCAGCACGCACTTGCCCTCCGAGCCATGGATCATACCAGGGGTCAGGGCTTTCTTTTTCTGAGTGAGCATACCCCGTGCGGCTTTCTCAAAGGCCTCTTGGAGTGTCATTGCTGGAACGGGTTTGGCGGTTGTTTCTTGGTTGTTCAATGTAGCTCTCCGTTGTCAGATAACAGGTACCCAAGTAGGTAGTGGGATGCGAGCATGAGCACTAGGACGCATAACCCCACCACGTCGTTTTGTGACATATGTCCCATATCACCAACTAGCCCCGTATGCAATCATCAATGCACCTAGCGTGGCCAGCATGCACAAGTAGATTGCATGGTAAACGTCGTTGCGGTTCATTTGCTCAACACTTCCCGAATGAACGGCTCGATCGTGTAGAACGCTGCGACCGATTGATATGGGCGTTCCCGCCGCGCAATCGTGTCCCCAAGCGCACCTTGGTTTCCGTCGATCGTGTGCACGCGCGCGTACCTCAGATTACCTGGGTTGTGCACGTCGTACTCAATGCGCTCAACTAATGCAAAGTGGTTGTTCTTGTGGAAGTAGGCAACGTCACCGGGCTTGCACGGATAGCCCGCCATGATCGGCGTGGTGAGGTATCCAAGGCGGAGTTTCCAGTCGCGCGTTGCGCACAGCCCCGCCTCTTTCAGACACACCAGAGTGAAGGCACCACACCAATGAAGTGGGTAATCCCACGACTTGGCAGTAGGCATTGCCTTAGGCCAGATCTCTTTCCTCGCATCGATGCCGCGTCGGATGTCCTTGCCCAGCAGCCAGCCATTCGCCTTGGCGAGCACGAGCATTCGGTATTCGTCCGAAAGCAGGTAAGGTGCGGGGGTATGATCAGGGTTCGTCATATGACATGCCTTGCGCCGGCGGACAGTAGTCCTCAATTGTGTCTAGAGAAAATTCGATGTCAACCAAAACCGCGTTTATTTTGCGGGCTTCCACTTCCCCAATACTTACCCGAGGTTTCAGTTGGACTGGCATTGGCGGGGGTGCGAGCGGGCGGTGCTTGCACATCGCGTCGAACACTTCGGCGTCCCTCGCGCGCTGCATTTTTTCCAGCGAGATTACAGCTACGATTTCACCGATAGCGTCATGCTGCTTCTTGGTCGCCTTGCGCTTACTCACTTGGGCACCGCGATTTCGCCGGACATGACGGCGTTCGTGATGGCGTCAACTATCTCTGCGTACCCGCGGTAACGTTCCAGAAATTCCTTTGCCGTCGGGATCGGAGGATGTGGGATGTTATATCCCCACTTGTAGAGTATTTCGGCAACTGCCGCGTGCACTGCTTCTCGGGGTTCTAGAGCCTCTTCTATGATGTCCGGGGGGAGCAGCGAATAGCGCGACCCCTCGCAAAGAACAACCACGGCCTCCTTGAGCAGTACTGACTTATCCTCTGTTAGCCTTGTTGCGCGGTCTAGTACTATGCACATACCCACCAATCGTGCTTTTGCCACGGGTGTTATGAACGTGTAGCGTTTGCCTAGTTTGATATCGTCGAAGTTCATTTGTCGGATCCTTGTTGTTTGAGCTGCCCGGCTGAAAGGGCTTGATGTGCCTTGGGTATTTCGCCTAGAAGCCAGTAGTAGAATTTGGTGCACATGCGGCACTTGTGAACGTCACACACATATCCACCGATACAAGCGCGGTGCGTTACCTCGCGGTCGCATCCTCCCACGTTGCACACTGTAGGTTCTTTAGATGTCATATGGCTGACTCTTCCAGGCGAGTGGCCAATAGTTCGCTCTCCCATTCGAGAGCAGCTTTGCGCAGGCACGTTGCCCATGCCTCGCACCGGGGCGTTCCCATGGCCTCGAGGTATGATGCTGCGACGCACATCTCCGAGGGATTCTGGTAGTTGTCCCGCTCGCGTTCTCCCCAGGAAGGATCCCAGCGTTGAACGAGTTGCAGAGGATTAGGCGTTTGTTCAGTGGTCCTTACGACACTGAACAACTTGAGTATTTTCTTTGGGAGTGTGACCACGGGCTGAGCGATTGTCTCGGTCATTTCCGACATAATGCGCGTTATGACACGTAGCGATTTTGCATGCAAGTGTGATCTGCTTCACACTGCATTTTTCTTTTTTGAAAAGCTTGACTCTTATCTTTTGTGGGCGCATAACGTGCGGTGAAAGGACGGGACGACATATGCCAGCAATCACACTCTTGGGGACACTGATCAGGTACGAGCCGGACCTAGCGCGCGAGCGAATCATGGGGATGCTGCAGCGCACGCACGGCAACGTGAGCGCAACCGCGCGCGAGTTCGAGGTTACACAGCGGACTATGCGCCGATGGATCTCGGAGCTCGGCCTACAAGAGCAGCTCGAAGATCTGCGCGATGCACAGGACCCATACGCCGCTGCTAGGTGGCATCTAGAGCAGGCTGCACTCGCGACCGGGTTAGACCATGTCGCGCTTTCACAACGAATGGGAATCGGCATTGTCGCGGCCGCTGCGCTGGTCGAGGAAGTGCGATCGAGGCAGGCGAATGGGATGCTGTCCCAAAGGCCCACTGCTAACTCGGTCCGCCCGACGCAGCGCCCGCCTGCGCGTACGCAGTCCGGCACGCGCGCGATCAACCTTGCCGACATCCAGACCGAGCTCCGGAAAGCTAAGTGATCGAGGGTAGAGGGGGAAAATGTGGCATAAATCGGCGCTCCGGAGGGGTTTTTGAAAGCGCTTGTTTTATGCCACTTCGTGAGTTCCGCTCGAGCAGAGTCCTGTAACTACTGGAAATCATTAACGGCGGCGAGCCGTTCAGACCAGCCCGATTTCGTAGTACTCACGCTCGCGCTTTTGCTTGAGATCCCAGCGACGCTTGTCCTCTGCAAGGACCGCGTCGCGGTAGGCGTCGAAGCCGATCGTTCCGAAGCTGCGCCATGCTTGCGCTTCGCGTGCGAGGTTTTCAGCGACGCGGTCCTTGCACGCAATATCGACCAGTTCGGAATTGTTGCCGAGTGCCTGTACTGCCGTGGGTTTTTCGGATTCGCTGCTCACCTCGTTGTTGTGACCTATCCTTGTCATAGGTCAAATAGGTCACAACATTTTGGTGGGCTATCCTGACACAAGCAACTCGGACACAACACCTCGGCCGCTACCCTTGCTGTTGATCGAGCGCTTCGCTTGCACGGTTTCCACGTGGAAATTGCCGAAGATCCTGCGCGCGTCTGGTGTGTCGCTGCTCGACAGTAGGAAGTGCGAACCACGATGTCTAAGTTTCGAGCACTCCCACGCAAGGCGTTCTGTCTCGGACACTCCGAACCCGCCGGGCTGGTAGGTATCAAAGTTGGATGTGTCGGACAACGGCAGATAAGGGGGATCGAGGTAGGCAAAGTCTCCCCTTGTCATAGCACCCAGCATTACGTCAAAATCGTTGTGTAGGATCAGAGTGTTCTCGAGCGCGCGCGAGACCGACCGCAACGCTTCCTCGTTACAGATCGTAGGGTTCTTATGAGCCCCGAACGGCACGTTAAAAACGCCATTCTTGTTGACCCGATAGAGGCCGTTAAACCCGGTCTTGTTCAGGTACACCATGCGGGCAGCGCGCTCAACAGGGTGCGTAGGGCAAGCGCCGCGCACCGCGTAGTAGTCTTTCTCGGAGTTGCCTCCGATGCTACGCAGCACTGGGATCAGCTGGTCTACACTGTCCCGGACAACGCGGTACAGGTTGACGAGTTCGGCGTTCGTGTCCCCTATGACAGCATCTCTGAACACGTTGCGAGAGGCGAGCGCGAAGAACACGGCGCCCCCGCCAAAGAATGGCTCAAAGTAGGTTTCAATCTTGGGGGGAATCCTGCGCAGGATCTCCCCCAATAACTGACGCTTCCCCCCGGCCCATTTTAGAATCGGCGCTGGCAATTGCATGAGATGTCATATGACATACCCCATGCAACTTGGCAACTACCTGCGACCGAGCCGAGGACTACAAGTAGCAGCAAGGGTGCCGTCCGCTCGGAATACCGACACCTTGCACCCTGCTACCTGATCGCTTGTGATCGTACGCGCTACCAGTTTGGTAAGATTTTTCTTGGCAAGTTCAGCCGCGTACTCCTCGGCGTCCACCAAGTTATCAAACCGCTTGCCCTTAACACTGTATTTGTAGTCGGCCATTTTTCCTGCCCTTTCAATGGCTCGAACCCCGCGGCCATCTAAGGCGGCGGGGTCTGAGGAGCCCGAAGGCCCCTCACTGTAGGAGGTAGATTACCGTTAGCGCCAGGGCGGCGAGGATTGCGATGGCCTTGATGTTCGGCTTGATGCTCAGTGCGTCGTTGTTCATACCCAGATAGTTCGGCATGCCGAACTCATAATCAAGGGCGCGCAATATCGAATTTCAAAATGTGTCGCACTTGAACGCTTGTTCAGTATTGGAAACTCTGACCTCTTCAGTGTGTGCCGGGCCGCGAACCACTACTGTAGCTTCGTACTCACAAGGTGCTGGAATGTGCTCGTTCAGCATTTCCAGTAATGCTTGCCTTAACGCTAGTTTACTACCAGTATACGGATGACGATTAAAGTGGAACCTTGTGCGATATCGGGCTAGCTCTTGTTCGTAGCCTAGCCACATGCCAATTCGTATTCTGATCTTGTTCAGTATGAGTGTCATGGTTTCTCCCATCGTATGACATCCGGAAATTCTTCAAGCCATCGGTAGAGCGATGTCTTACTCACGCGTAGTACTTCGGCCGCTTGAGGGACGCTGCCTGTTTTCTTGAGCGCAAAGCGTACTAGGTGTGCCGCGCTCTCACGTAGTATCGGGTGGTCGCACGCGAGCGCGTACGCGATAGCCATCCCGTTGGTTTGCTGCGATCCTTGGGGTGCCATTATAAGGGCTCCTCGGGGGGCGTGATAACTCCGGCCCCCTCCGCCACTGAATCGCGGCCTATTGACATGGCCATTGCGAGAGCGGCCTCGAGACTCATGCTCTGCGCCTTGACTTCGGACTCGAGTCGTTCCAGCTGCAGCGCGTACTTGCGAAACGGAGAATCCGGCGGGGGCAGCGGGACGTATGCAGTTTGCGACTTCACTTGTATGATCTTGAATTGGCTCATCGGGGCCTCGCTGGGTGAGTGGGTTTGATCGTGGCGACTACCTCTAATTCGCGCCGCCCATTGCTTGCTGCAATTGAATATTCGACGCGGTCAGTGAACTCCGCGAGGTGCACATATTGGGCCCCATATGTTTCGTATACGTGGTCCGCGGCTAGTGTAAAATCCGAGAACTCTCGAATGAGCGTTAGGCTCGTTGCGGGAATCTTGATTGTCAGCGTGTACATATGTCACTTGCCTTTCTTTGAGGGCTTGAACTTCGCGCAGTCGCATTGCTCGCCGGTCGCGCCTTCTAGATCCACATCCCCGTTTATACACTCGTGAGGCGCTTCCGCTGTGTGCACTCCTAGGGTGTGTCCGCAGGTGCAAAGTCGGTCAAAGTCACCTTCGAAAGTGTATTGCCCGTTCCGGCGATTGCGTTTCCTGTTCGCGTCGTTCACACCAGAATAGTACGGCGTGCCGAACTTTTTCTCAAGGGCACTTGCGTCGTTTTTCAAAAATCGCTCCTACATGAACGGGCGTTCAGGTCAAGGCAATTACTGAACATTTGTCCAGGCTTGCACATTTGTTCAGTATTTTCCGTGACAACGTGCTACCTACATAGGCGATGCGCCTCCCCCAAAAGCTCAGCCATTTGGCGAAATCCCTAGGACGAGTTGCAGTCGCGCGCCTCGACCAGTTTGCCAACTCGATCACAGGTTTCGGAACGACCCAGGACAAAGCGCAGTATGCGGAATTTGTCCCCACCCCGAGACTCAACGATCAGTACCTCTCGAACATCTACCACGGGCATGACATCGCGCGCACTGTGGTGGACATCTACCCGGACGAGGAGATGCGCGAACCGTTCGTGGTGGACTGCGGAGATCCGAAACTCAACACGTGGCTGGACGAAAAGCTGCTCGCGATTGATGCGCGCTCTGCATTTAAGGACGGGCGTCGTTGGGGGCTGTGCCTTGGGGGATCGGGTGTGCTGCTCGGCTGTGATGACGGACAGGACGTGAGCGAGGAGCTGATACCGGAGCGCGCAAAAGAGGTCGAGTGGTTGGAAGTCTACGACAAGCGATTCATCTACCCCTACTCATTCAACGCGCGTGGCAAGGTCGCACAGTACATGCTCAGCCCGACCTCGGGGTATTCCGCAGCGACCAGCAGCATCGTGCATGCGTCGCGCATGATCATGTTCCCGGGCGTCCCTACCGCGGATTTTGAGAAGAACGCGATCAACAATACATGGGACGACTCGATCCTGCAGGTGATGTTTGAGACGCTATCCCGTTTCGATTCTGGCTGGGCATCCGTCGGACACTTGCTGATCGAAGCAAACCAGAGTGTGTTCAAAATGGCGGGGCTCGCGGAAGCCATCACGAACGGGGAGAAAGATTTGCTCGCGGAACGCCTGCGCATGATGGATCTCTACCGGTCTGCGATGCGCAGCATCGTGATTAGTGGAGACCCGGACGCGAACGAAAGTTACGAGCGTGTGGCCGCACAGTTCAGCGGCATAGACGGCATTCTCGACCGATTGATGCTGCGCCTTGCGGCGGCCGTGCGCGTACCCGTTACCATTCTGATGGGGCAATCACCCTCGGGTATGAATGCCACCGGTGAAAGTGACTTCCGTTGGTTCTACTCGCGCGTAGCGAGCAACCAAAATAACATCTACGACTCGCGTATCAGACGGCTTGTGGACGTGTTGGTGAAAACCAAGGAGAGCCCGGTCAAAAAAGCAGAGCGCATCAAAGTCAAATTCAAACCGCTTTGGCAAGAAACCCCGCTCACGGAAGCTCAGATCCGTTTGGCGGATTCGACCACGGCCACCAACTACATCACGGCTCAAGTGTTGTTGCCCGAGGAAGTGGCGCTCAGCCGATTCCGCCTCGAAGGATACTCGAGCGAGATCATGCTTTCGGACGCGGCTCGCGAATACCGTGAGGCACTCGTGCAGGAACAAGCGGAGCCTGGCGCGGGTGAGTCCACGTCCAAGGTCAAGCTCGGTGTCGAGGACGTAGCAGCGTCCGTCACACTGAACGAAGCGCGCGGCGCGCAAGGCTTGGGCCCGGACAAGGACGCAGTCGAAGGCGAAAAGAAGTTGGCCCTGATAAAGGCGGAAGCCGAAGCTGCAGCACAACCCGAACCGCCCACCGCACCCGAGGACAATGAAGCGCCGCCGCCCATCCCCTGATCGAAGGGAGCGACAGCGCAAGTCGTTCACAGTACCGCGTGCTGCAATGATGCAATACGCGCTGCTCGTGACGCAATGGGCGCGAGACTACGAGCGCGCGGTAAGTAGCGCGCTAGGCGTGCACCTGGACGGCGTGGACGACATCCCGCGCAAGGTCGGCAAGGCTAACGCGAAGCTCGCGCGCGGGCTCGTGCGGGTGGGCAAGTCTGTCGAAAAACACACCGAGCAGGAAGCGGTCCGCCTCGGTGTGAAAATCGGCAACGTAGCGAGCGCTGAAATGGTCGCGGCGTGGCGCACCGAAAATCTGTCACTCATTACGAAGCTGACCGAGGACGGTGTCCGGCAACTCCGCGAGGTGCTCACAAGCAACGAGGGGGCACACCCGAAGGAGTTGACCGAGCTCATTCAAGAGCGTTGCGGGGTCGTCAAGTCACATGCCCAGCTGATCGGACGCGACCAGGTCACCAAACTGAACGCGCAGATCTCGCAGTCGCGCATGCAACGCGCCGGCATCGAGGAATACATTTGGACCACGTCGAATGATGAGCGTGTCCGAGACAGTCACGCCGATTTGGACGGGAAGCGCTTCCGTTTTGACGATCCCCCGGACGTGGACGGCGAACCTTGCCACCCAGGCGAGCCTATCCAATGCCGTTGCACGGCGTACCCGGTAGACCCCCTATTTGACGACATTTTCAACACACCAGAGGACGAGGAATAAAAATGGGAACTGCACTAATTAAGTTTGAACAAGGAGTCACTACCGACATTGCCGGGCGCGCGCTATTGGGCGAGTCCGGAGGGGATGTGGTGTGTTCTAACTACGACAATGCAAACATAGATGAGTGGTCATGGCGATTGGTCGAAGTCCCGTCTGACAGTGCCTTGGACTTGGGCGAGTTTTCCACCGAGGAAGAGGGGATTTTCACCCCGGACGTGCCCGGATGCTACGTAGTCGACCTGATCACAACGGACACTGCGCTGCAGACAGCACAAGATCGTCGAACGTTCGGCGTCCCGGACCCAGTATCCGGGCGCTTGATCCCTCCTACCTACGGCAACCGGTCGAATATGAATTTCGGAGGTCAGACTGAAGGTTACTCGCCTTACGCGCAAGAATACTTTCGAGCTGTTGATACCAATGAGGCGGCACTAGCTGCAACTAATGCTGCCTATCAGGCGGCGGACAGCGCGCTCAGCTCGCGGGTATCGGTGCTTGAGGCGATGCCCAGCGTTGCAACTGTTGCAAACTTCGCGGCACTCAGCGGACTCGGTGCGAACGTGCTGCACGCATATGTCACAAGCCGGCGCGCGCATTACGTAAAAACTTTCGGCGGCTGGTTTCGTCTCGCTGTGGCGGATGCCGGCTGGCTCGCACAATCAACATGGTACATTGATCCAGCCAGCGTTACGAGCAGTGACGATAACGACGGCGCTACTGCCGCTACAGCGCTGTCCACGTGGCAAGAATTGGTCGAACGCTTGGGAGGCACAAGCCGTAAAATCCTGCTCACGCAGTCTGTCACTGTGCACATTCTCAGCGACCTACCTGAAGTACTTCGCGGCGATATCACACTTGAAGACGGGGGCTCCGCCGGGTCTGCCACTCAATTATTCGTGCTCGGCGCGGTACAATCCACTTTATTCTCCGGCACGATCACCAACGTTCAAGCGGAAGACACTGCTACTGGTCAGGAGGCTCAGATCACTGTAGCCGGCGTCGGCGATTGGAGTACAGCCGGTCCCGGCGGCACTAGCCTTGTAGGCAAACGGCTACGCCGTACGAGCGATAACGCGATTTTCTACATTCTCGGTCGCGTGTCAGCGACTGTCGCTGCAGTCGGCCCCGGCTGTGTTAGCAACCCTCTCGCATTCAACGTCAATCCAGCCAACGTCACACTTGCCAATGGTGACGCATTTGTTATTGAGCAGCTACCCCAAATTCGCGGCTTCAGTATGAACTGCGCGCGCGGTTCTACCTCGACTACGGGAACCAACTTTATGCACGGCATTTGGGATTCGCTTTGGATCTCCGGCGGTGCTGAGTATTCCAAAATCATGGAAGGCAACGGCGCGAATCAATCAAGCAGGAACGTGCTCAATCGCTGCATTGTTAACGGTTCGCGCTCGCTTGTGTGGGCAGGGCAGCAAATTGCTAATTTGCTCGCTTCTAATGTCAACGGCACGCAGACCTCGACACAACTTACCGGCCCGGTAAAATCGTCGCTATTGACGTGCTGTTCTAATATCGGCGGTATCTTGGTCAGTGCAGACCTGACGATCACCATTTCACAGAAATTGACGATCCGAAATGCGCTCGGGTTCGGTCTCAACATGCAGTCCGGATCGTGCGCAGTCGTGACCAATACGGTCGGCATTTACAATGGTTCTAACCATGCCGTTAGTATGTCTTCTTTTGCACGACTTTCTACAACTGGTATTATCCACGGCAGCGGCAATGCCGGAGCAGGGATTGCGGTTGCGTCCGGAGCCCTGTTTTCTTTCTCAAGCGCCGCGAAACCGACTGTAAAGGGCAGCGCCCCAGGCACGAACGACGTCAACATCAGCGGTGTCAATTACGACTATGCGACGAATGTGCCGAAGTTCGTTAACGGCGTAGGCGTGGTACAGACATAATGTTCGGGATCGATGACTTCGGCATAGATGACTTCGGCGGAGGTGTTGATTCGTTCGACACCTTCGTTCCGATCCCAACGCATTGCGACTTAGAAGTGGTTCACACCGCGCATTGCGTTCTGACCCCCGAGCCTTTTGTTTCGAATCGAGCGGCGATAACCTTCGCGCCTAACTTCACATGCACAATTGAGGTAGCAAACTAATGAGCAACGTTTTTAACATCGGGGATGAAGCCAGAGTGACCGCAACGTTCAAGGCTGCTAACGGTGCGCTCGTTGACCCCACCGAGGTGGTGGTCAAGGTCCGAACTCCGGAGGGGGTCGAGACAGAAGACACTCCCACGCGCGCGAGCACGGGCGTCTACTATTATGACCTCGCACTGACCGCCCCGAAGAAATGGAATGTTCGTTTCGTCGGCACGGGAGCTGCAGTGGCTGCTAACGAGAGGCAGCTAAACGTTAGAGAAAGCGCTTTTGAGGACCCCTAAGAGGGCGTTTTTATTTTGCCTTGACTACTGAACATCTGTCCAGTAGGCTGTTTTCTGTCATATGTCGCTTTCTATTGTCCTCAAAGTAGCCGCCGCCGCATGTGCCGGCGCGGCGTTTGTGATGCCGGAGTGGGCGCCTGTGCTCGCTCCGTTGGCCTCGTTCTTGGCCGGATACTCCCTCCCGGCTCCCGGAAAAAAGGCCGCTTAATCCGTGGTCGATACCATCCGCAGAGTGCTCGGTCATACGGGCGCAGTGGACGAAGCGACGCGATCAGTCGCGATCGTTGCGTCCACTACTGCGGAGGTCGAGGGTGAAAGCATCTTGTCTTGGAACCTGGAACGGTTCCAGCAAAACCCTGTGATTCTGTGGGCCCATGACGACAAGGCCAACCCGCTAGGCTTTGCGCGCGACCCTGTATTTGTAGACGGCGAGTTGCGCATGCGGGTGTTTTTCTACTCGGCGGAAGCCAACCCGGAAGCAGAGGCCAAGCTGCAGATGATCCGCGAGAGCGGTCAAATGCGCGTGAGCGTCGGCTTTTGCGGGGGCATCGTGGACTTCGACAAGCGCACGCGAAAAAACGCGGAGCTGCTCGAGGTCAGCTTCGTCAATATCCCCGCTGACCCGGGAGCAGGAACCCGCACGGACGCAACGGAAGAGTACCGCTTTGACGTCTCTCGTCTCGGGCGCGTGACGCGCACGGGCGTAGGCGGAGTGCGCGTACCCGCGAACCTGACGCGCACCGGAGTCCTCGAATATCGTCGCCCGGACGGAGGCATTCGCCGCGAGCTACGCCGGCCCTCTGAAGTGTTCAACGCGGACTCGCTCGCCTCGCTCGAGGGCGTGCCGGTGGTGGACGCAGACGCGCACACCGCGCTTGTCACGCCCGAGACGTATTCCAAAGTTCAACGAGGTCACGTCTCGAACGTGCGACAGGACGGTAAGTTCGTCGCGTCGGATCTGCACGTCAATGATGCGGACATGATCGGCAAGATCGACCGTAACGAACGCCACGAAATCAGCGCCGGCTACGTTTGCAAAATGGTCAACGTCCCCGGTGAATACGAAGGCGAGCATTACGACGCCGAGCAAACGTGCATTCGTTACAACCATGTTGCCCTGTTGCCGCGCAATGCGGGTCGAGCCGGGCGTGAGGTGAGCTTGAGGCTCGACTCAGCAATTCACACAGAGGAAGTCATGAAAGTAGTCATCAAACTGGACGGTAAAGACGTCGAAGTAGAGCGCGGTTGCGAGCAGCATATCGCGTTTCTTGAGGCCAGCAACGCAACTCTTCAAGCAAATTTCGACGCCAAAAAGCGCGAAGCTGAAGAGGCGGACAAGGCGGCCAAAGAAAAAGAAGCAGCGGCCGAGGAAGAGAAATCGAAGCGCGCGGCCGAGCTGAAAGAGGCTCGCGAGTCCGCCAAAAAGCTCATGAAGAGCCGCGTCAAGCTGATCTCGAAAGCGATGCGCGCCTTGTTCGAGGACGATGACGAGGACGAAAAAGAGGAAAAGGCGGACGCGCTGGACGACCTCTCCGACCGTGAGATCCAGGTCAAGATCATCGAAAAGCTGGAACCTGCTTTCAAGGCGGACGGCAAGGACGATCTGTACGTTGCTGCGTACTGTGATGCTGTGCTCGCGCGCCCCAAGCCGACCTCACCCCGCGACGTAGTGCGCAAGTTACGCGACGCCGCTCCCGCCTCGGAAGAGGACACGCGCGCGGACGCGGACGACGCAGTCCCCGCTTGGCGAAAACCACTCACCGTTTCGGCTGGGCCGACGGCAGTTAGGAAGTAATTACCATGGCTGAATATGTTCAACTTTCTGTGTCCCGGCTGCCCGCGACCGGCCTACCCGGCATGCTCGCAGACGCCAATATCCAAGACGTCAAGATCGACTCCTTGATCGCAACGGAAGCCCTGCCCTTTGGCATCTTCGTTGTGACCTCGGAGAACGAGTGCTCGCTGCCCGACGGCGGCGCCACTGACGTCACCAACGGCCGCGGCGGCATCGTGCTGCGCGACCCCGCCAAGCCCACGGGCGAGGGCTACGAAGCAGGGGACGTTGTCCCGGTGCTCCGCAAGGGGCGCGTGTTCGTCCTCACTGAAGAAACCGTGACATATGACGACGCCGTCTATGTTCGGTACGCCTCCGGTGGCGGCGGATCACAAGCGGGCTCGTTCGGCGACGACGCGGACACCGCCACTCGCGGCATTTTGCCGAACTCGAAGTATCGCTACGGCGGCACAACGACCAACCCCGCGGTCTTGGACCTCGACCTCCTGGGCTAATAGCTCCCTTTCAAGGATCAAAAAATGTCATACCGTAAATTGAGCAAGGAGCAGCTAGCCCGCGCGGAATCGGCTGCAAAGAATTTCATCGAATCCTCGGGTCACTTCGACCAGTTGGATGCGAACGACACCGCGTTCCTAGCGCGCGAAATCGTCCAGCTTCGTGAGAAGTCGTACGAAGTTGCGTATGCCCCAACGCTTGCGGAGACCTTCCTGCCGTTCGCTACGGACATCGCGCCCAGCGCCGAAGAATACACCTACAAGATCTATGACTCGGTGGGCAAAGCGCGCATCGGAGCCAAGACCAACACGGACGCCCCGCGCGTTGACGTGTTCGTAGGTGAAGGCGGCGGCAAGGTGTTTCAGATCGATGTGAGCTACGGCTGGGGGATCAACGAGATGGAAGAGGCTGCCCGCGTGGGCATGCCGCTCTCCACTCGTAAGGCCAAGGCCGCGACGGACGCAGTGGCGCGTGCAGAGGACGAGTGCTTGGCATTCGGAGATCTGAACGTTGCCAACGGCCAAAACCTCACGACCACGGGCTTTCTCAACAATGCCAACGTGACCGTGATCAACGAGACCTTTTTCGACATGTCCACGGACCCACAGGTCATTGCGGACAAGTTCACCAAAGCCGCCGGTTTGGTCGTCACGGACTCGAAGCAAACGCACGAAGCTGACACGCTGTTGCTTCCGACCCCGCTCTATCAGGTCATGTCGCAAAAGCGCATGTCTGCGTTCGGCGACAAGTCAATTCTGCAATACATCGTTCAGAACAACCCGCATATCAAAAACATTGAGCAATGGTACTTGCTTGATGGCGCAGGTGCTTCGAGCAAAAATCGTTGCGTGCTCTACAAGCGTTCGCCGGACGTCCTCGAAGGCGTTCGCCCCGCGCGCTTCCGCCAGTTGCCCCCGCAACTGAAGGGCTTCGAGCTCGTGATCAACTGCTTCTCTCGTTGCGGCGGTGTCAAAGTGTATCAGCCCATGGCGATGCGCTACATCGACGTTGCTCTTTCCTAAGTATCTTGCGGGGGCGCTAGGGAGTTTTTTGGTTGTTTCGACCTAGCGCCCCTCCCTTTTTTCCTATGCTCGACCTAGCAACATTCAAAGAAAAATATCCTGAGTTCGACGCCGCAGGCGACGATATGATCCAGGGCGCTTTGGATGACGCGGAGAAGCAGATTGACGCCGAAGTATTCGGCACGAAAACAGACATTGCGCACGGACTCAAAACTGCAATCATCCTGATGGCTAGTCCTTACGGCGCGAGCATGAGTAAGGCAGAGGACGATATCAAACGTCCCTCTTACCACAAACTTTTTTCACAGCTTTGCATGGCGCAGTCGCGCGGCTGGCTTCGAGTGATCGTATGACCAAACCCAGAATCACAGACAAGGACCGAGGCGCTAAGGCGCTGCTCGATCGCCTTGGGGGTGGCTCACGGTTGTTGGCTGTCGGGGTACTCGAGGGCGATGCCACGCACCCTAACTCAGACCTCACGATCAACGAAATTGCTGAAATACACGAATACGGGTCCGATGCCGCGGGCATTCCCGAGCGTTCTTTTATCCGGGCGTTCGTGGACGAGAACGAAGCGCGGATCAACAAGGCGCTGAAACGCATTGCTGACATGACCGCGAAAGGCTCCTTGAAAAGCGTGGACCAAGGTCTCGACCGGCTAGGGTTGACCCTGGTAGGCGGCATACAGGACCGCATCCGAAACGGTATCGCGCCCGAATTACAGGACGCGACCGCCGCGCGCAAGGGTAGCTCCGTTCCGCTGATCGATACCTCTGCTCTGCTCACCTCTATCACGCACGAGGTAGAGGAAACATGATCAACTGGGAAGCTATAGAGCCCGTGCTCAAATCGTTGATTGCAACCCTCGCGGTTGACAATCTCCCGGGCAAGCCCGCGTTTCAAGCGAACTGGTCGGACCGCAATGAGCCCACCTTCGTCAGCCCCTTCTACAAGGTCAAGGTGCTGCTCTCGATCCGCTCCGTTGTTACGACGGGACAGGACCAAAAGCGCACCGAGCTAAACGAGGACACGAACTTGCTTGAGACTCGCATGGTCGGGCACCGCAGGTTCGTGCTGAGCGTGAGAGTCGAGGCAACCGAAAGCGCTGGAAACTTTTCCGTAAGGTCCACTGCGGAGCGCATTAGGTCGCGACTCTGGAGAGACTCCACGATCGACGCTCTTGACGCAGTCGGGGTGTCCTTGGTTCGCACTGAGGCAGTGCAATACCTGGCTAGCGTTCGCAACTTCAGAGAGACAGGCGCCGCTGTTTTGGATGTAGTGCTGAGCACGGTATCAAACGATGTAGTGGAATCGGTTCAATGGATCGAGACTGCTGGCGTTGAACAGGTGACAGCATGACATCTACGGTTCTCCAATACGGGGCACTTGGCTTGCTGTTCTTTGTACTCAGCGGGTTTGGTTGGTTCGTAAAAGCGGCCATTCCCGAGGTAGCTCGGTTCGCATCCAACTTGCTCAAGTCAATCCAAGATCTCACCACGCAACTCGCGGACAACGAGCGAGCGCGCGCAGTGAGCGAAGTCCGCAACGAGGAGCGTTGGCGTAGTGTCGAGCGCTTGCTTACGCGAGAGAATCTAAACAGCCGGGAGACTCGCCAATGAAGCATTTACCAATCATGAATACCGCCGATGCTAAGCGCATCGCGCTTGTCACCATATCCGCCACGGCTTTGGCGATCGATCTAGCTGCTCTCTTTCCTTCGTTCTGGCAACGGGGCGAGGTCAAATTTACGCTGTTAAATGTCACGTCCGGCGTTACTATGTACGCCGGATTATCGGATAGCGGTGTGGCAACAATAGATGCCACTACCGCCCCTTCTAACGGCGCCGCCGCGTCTGCGGTGACCACGGGATTTCCGCTACTCGCGGGAGTTCCCGTCGAAGGCAGCAACAAGGCTCAGGACGGATTCTACCAATATCTGCAGGTGGACGGGTCGGGTGCCGGCGTGCTGGCGATCATGGTCAGCGAAGAGTCCGATTACGTCAAAAAGAACGGCGCAACAGTCTAAGGAAATTATCCTATGCAACTCTCCAAAATTGTCGATCTCTCGATCTCGATCTCTACCAAGACGCCCTCGCGCGCGAGCTTGGAAACCATTCTCGTGCTCTGCTATCACAACAAATTCTCGGATCGGGTTCGCGAGTATTCGGACGCTGACGAGATGCTGACTGACGGATTCACCACGGACGACCTTGCGTACAAGGTTGTATCGCTGATCAAGTCGCAGAACCCTTGCCCCAAGACGGTCAAGCTTGGTCGCCGCGCCACCGCGCTCACCCAGATCATGCGCATCACGCCCTCGATCACGACCTCGGGCTTCGTGTACAAGGGGTCGATCAACAACGAGGAATTTGCGGACGTCACGGTGCAACCCGGTGACCTCGTAGCGGACGTTTGTGACGACTTGGTGGTAGCTATTGGTCCGCTCTCGGGCACTACGATCGCAGACGACACTACGCACGTGACCGTGACCACCACGGCCGCGGGCGACTATATTGCCTACAACCTAGGTTGGTCGAAGAACAACGGTATGGCCCTCAAGGACATGACCGTGGACACGACCACGGACGATGAGCTAGCTGCCATTCAGCTTGCGGATAGCGATTGGTACGGCCTCATTGTTGCGGACTCGCAAAGCGAAGCCACGCACGCGCTCGCAGCCGCATTCGCAGAGGCGAATGACAAGCTGTACATCGGACAGTCCCCGGACACGGACGCTACGATCGCCGCTACGACTACGGATGTTATGTCGGACTTGCACGGTCTGTCATATGATCAAAGCGCCGTGATCCACACGCCCTTTACAGGGGAGTATCTCGCGGCAGGCTGGCTCGCATGTCAGCTTGTGCAAACCCCCGGATCGTACAATGCCGCGTTTCAAACCGTCAAGGGTTGCACTGCAGCGGCTCTCACCACATCCGAGGAGAACTCGATCGAGGGTAAGAAGGGCAACCACTACACGGTCGGAGGCGGGCTCAGCGTCACGTACCCGGGCACGACGGCCAGCGGTGGATTCCTCGACAACACCCGTTTCATCGATTGGCTACACGTCAACATGCAAGCGGACATCTTTGCTCTGCTCGTGAGCAATCCGAAGATCCCATACACGGCCGAAGGTCGTCAAATGCTGATGAATGCCGTCGAAGGCCGCCTGATCAAGGGCGTCAAAAATCAGGGCATCGTCAAGGGCTCGATCGTTATCGAAGCTCCTACCGTAGCAGAGCAGGAAGCAGCAGATAAGGCGGGACGCTTCTTTGCCGGGATCAAGTGGAGCGCGGTTCTCCAAGGCGCAGTCAACAGGGTTGGAATCAAGGGCTCGCTGAGCCTCTAAGGTGACACATGGCTAAGACTCTCAAAAATTATTCGGGCAACGCGGTCAAAGCGCAATTTGGCGTGGTGCCCTTGAACTCTGGTTTGGGTGAGGATGATTTTATCAAGATCACCCAGCAGAATGAAAATTTCACCTACAAGGGTGGGCTGGACGGAAGCGGCACTCGAAGCAAAACGCTGAACACGTACACGGTCGTGGAAGTCAGCATTATGCAGTCGAGCGACGTCAACATTTTGCTCAGCGCGATCCTAAACGCGGACCTCGAGAGCGACGGCGGCAGCGGCATCATGCCGTTTGCGGTTGTCGACACCAACGGCACGAGCAAATTCATCTGCGCGGAATCGTGGATCGTGGGCCCTCCTGAGAAGGCGTACGGGCGCGAAGCCGAGCTCAACGTTTGGAAGATCGCATGTCACGACCCCGATCGTATTGACGGCGGCAACTAAGGAATATTTCACATGAGCATTTTCAAAACGGACATCTCTGAGCTGAACACGCCGGCCACGGTCGCGGCGCTTTTTCGCCACCTCATGAGCGCAAGCGTGGGTCTCTCGCTCCACAACTTTCGCGAGGTGGACGCGAACAACGACCAAGGAGCCATCGCGGCAAACGGCGGTATTCTCGCGAGTGACACCACGCCGATCTTGCGAGGTAACGCGGCCGAGACTACGGAAATTTCGTGGGCCACCGGCAACGCTGATCCTGTCAGCACGCAGATCACACTACCGTTCGACCTGGACGCAGATCAGGACGTCACGGTAGAGCTTTGGGTCAACTCGGGTTCAACCGATGCCGCAACCTTTACCGTTGAGAGCGGTTGGGACGGCGGGGCGGTTGTCTCGGACTCGGCCTCGGACACCGCGACCAAGAGCGCCACCACGCACAAGATCACTGCGACCATTGCGGCCGCGGACATTCCCGACGGCGCGCGCCTGTTGTCCTTGCAACTCACGCCCGCCGCGCACGCAACCAACGCGATCCAGTTGTTGGGCTGCGCGCTGCTCTACACCCGTAAGGTTCCGTAACGTGCACAAGGAGAAACAACCATGCGTAAAGTCGAATTATTCAAACTCGGAGAAACGGAATTTCGCATCCGTCAACTTGGCGGCATTGAGGGGCGCGCTTTGCTGCCCGACCTATTCCGGATCGGAGCGCCTCTCATCCAAGGACTAGCCGCCGAAGCGAACGCGGACGAGTCCAAAGCAGCGGAGATCGAGTCCAAGGCCGTCGGTTACGTGTTCGCCGCAATGACTCACGTGGACGCCGCTGTGATGAACAAATTTTGCGCGGCCTTCCAAGGCGTCACGGAAGTGAAGGCGGTCAACGCTTGGTTGCCTTTCACGGACTCGCTGTTTGACGAGACGTTTGCCGGTGACTACGGCGGATTGCTCAAGTGGCTGATCCAAAATTTGAAGTTGAACTTTTCAAATTTTTTAGGCGTTCGCAAGCCTACCGGCCTCCCCGGAGACCCGCCGGCCGCGCCCTAGAGATCCCCCCGGAGATAGATTGGTCCGTGCGTCGAATACTCTGCAGTGACCAGCGACAAGCGAGCGGGCTTCACGAGATCGCAGAGTATTGGAGTGTCGAAGATATCTTTGACGCAAACGTGGTGCTGGACGCCATAGAAGCGGCGCAAGCCGCAATGCGAGACGAGCATGGCACTTAGAGATATCTTCGCACACTTCGGAGTCGACTTCGACGATAAGGCCCTCAAGGCCGGCAACTCAGCGATCACGTCAGCAGTCGAAGGATTGAAAGGTCTCGCGATTGCCACCGGCGGCGCGCTCATGCTCGGCGCGATCAAAAACTTTGTCAGCGATCTGACCGGTGAGATCGCTGAGCTGGACGATCAGTCGCGCGCGCTCGGCGTGTCCACGCAAGGCCTGCAAGAGTGGCAGTACGCGGCCAAGATGTCGGGCGCGGAGGCCGGCGAGTTAAACGCGGGTCTCAAAAAGCTCTCGGTCGCAGTAGAGAAAGGTGCCCCAGAGTTCAAAAAACTTGGCATCCAAACCAAAGATGCAAGCGGCAACGCGAGGCCTCTGCTGGATGTCATGGGAGACACCGCGGACGCCGTCGGCAAAATCGAGGACCCCACCAAACGCACGGCTACTGCCATGGCTTTGTTTGGTAAGGGCGGCGCCAAGCTCATTCCGTTGTTCGCGTCCGGGCGAGAGGAGATTGACGCACTCCGCGCGGAAGTAACCGAACTCGGCTTTGCATTCAGCGAAGACCTGGTAGGCCGTGCCGCGGAAGTGGACGACCAATTTGATCGGTTGCGCTTCCTGTGGAAGGGAATGCAAGTCAGCCTGTTAGAGCGCGTGCTACCCGCTGTGCAGCAATTCGCTGTGGGCCTGATCAGTTTTGGCAAGCGCGTAGTGCAAGTGCGCAAGGCGCTATTCGATTGGATCGGGAGTACGAACCTGATCAAAGCGGCTTTGGTATCGCTTGGCATTAGCGGCGTTGTTGCTCTGAGTGCCAAGCTCGGAGGCCTCGGTGCCGCATTCGCGAGACTAGGCAAATTCGCTTTTCGCGTAATACTGCCGTTCCTGCTGATCGAGGACGCTCTTAGTTTTCTGAACGGCGACGCATCCCTTTTAGGTGACACACTAGAGGCCGTTTTTGGTAAGGGCACCTCGGACAATATTCGCAAGTTTGCGAGCGACGTAAAGAACGAGGTCGCCGGACTATTCGACGATTTCAGCAAACGTCCAGACAAGCTGCTGGACGACTGGAACGTATTCACCACCGCACTCCGCAATGACGTAAGCTCGTTGTTCGGCCCCGAGTGGGGTGTTTGGATGAATGGCGTGATCGATAGCAGCTTTTTAGCTATCGATATCCTGACCGGGGGTTGGGACAACGCGGGCAACAAGATCAGCGCGGTAGGTAGCGCGATAATGTTGGCTTTTGGCATTGCGTGGACGGAGATCAAGTACGCCGGATTGTATGTCGCGGCCGCGCTCTCGGACGCTTTTGACGCCATGATGAATGGCATCCGATCCGGTATGGGGAGCATTTTGGAAGTGGTCGCCAAGGTGCCTAAGCTATCCTCGGCGCTCGGCCTTGGCGGAGCCGACTTAGGCAAGATCAGCAAAGAGTTAAAAACTGGACAAGGCGGCACGGCGCGCGAAGATCTGGCGCGAGCTAAAGCGGCGGATAAGAGCGGCTTGGTCAACAAGTATGACGCGGTGTCTAAGCAGCTCAGCGCGCCGGCGTACGCGCCTGCTCCCCAACTGCCGGGAGTTCCCGCTGCAACAACCACATCCAACACAGCGATCGCGCAGACGGTCAACAACGTAATCACGGTGCAAGGCACGCCCACTACCAGCACGATCAATCAAATGGGAGCGGGCGTGGCTGCGGGTGCGCGTAAGGGTGTCAATAACGCGGCGTTAGCGTCCGCCTCTTTCGCCCCGAGGAGCAAATGATCTCTATAACTTGGAGTGACGAAGCAGGCGCGGCGCAGTCAATCTCGTTCGACGTGGACGTGTCCGAAACGCACGAGCTCACGAGCGACGTAACGAAGCACCCGATCGAGGGGGGAGCTGACATCGCTGACCATATCCGCACGAACCTAGACGTGTTCTCGTTCGACGCTTTCGTGTCGGACACCCCACTAGCAAGCAATCCGGGCGTGGACCAAATCAGCGCGATCGAGACAGTAGAATTTCAGCTGCCCTCGCCCCCTAGCGCGGGCATCACTGCGCCCGGGCGTGCGCTCGCGGGGGCTGTAAACGGGCTACTGAGCGGCGGGAACGGGCTTCCGAATAAGGTCCAGTTGCTGCGCTTCCCCGACTTCAAAAGCCGCATGCGGATCATGCTCGAGAAACTGGACGAGTTGCGGGTCAAAAAGCAACTCGTCCGGGTGATTACCAAAAGTCGCGAGTACGACAACATGGCGGTGACGTCAGTCATTATGACCCGCGCGGTCGAGGACGGTGTAGGGGCCAGCTTTTCGCTGCGCTTCGAACAAGTCACATTTCTTGAGAGTGAAACGGTGAGCGCCCCGATCCCTGCGGAGAGTTTGGGCGCGCTCAAAAAAGCAGCGGGCTCGAAGGCGACAAAAGAGGACGAGAGCAAACGCAAAGCCGAGCTGAAAGCTTCGATTCTGAAGCAAATGAAAGAGGGTTTAGCGGAAGGGTTAGGCTTCTAGTGGCAACGCTTATTCTGGACACACCCCGAGACGTTCCGTTTTTTACGCTGCGCACCCGGCTGGACGATAAAGATTTCATCCTGGACTTTTCGTACAACCACCGGGAGGAAGCCTTCTACATGTCCGTGTTGGACTCCGAGGAGCAACCGCTAGCCTTGGGGGTTAAAGTGATCACCAACGTCAGTTTACTGCGCTGGTTTTTCGGAGACCAATTCCCCGCCGGAGACCTCGTTGCAGCGAGCACTACCACCGACAAGTCGCAACCCAAACTGGGCGAGCTGGGCATCGGACGCCGTTGCGAGCTCACCTACTACGAGCCCGCATAATGGGACTTCTAAGCGGACATGTTTGCGAGGTTACGATCAACACACTCAAGCTCAAGGGCTTTGACGTGCGCTTTGACGTGACCAAGACGCTGAAACCAGAACCGAACGACTGCTCGATCCAAGTCTGGAACTTGTCCGAGGCGAACCGCGCGGCGTTGGAAGAGTTGCGCCCCAAAAAAGCGGACGCCCGCGGTATCCCGGTTTTACTCGAAGCCGGGTACGAGGAGGACGGACCCTGCCAAATTTTTCTAGGTGACCTGCGCACTGTGTACAGTGTGAACGATGGCCCGGACTGGATCACTACACTCGAGTCAGGGGACGGTGAGAAGGCGTACCAAACGAGTCGCATCGGTGTCAGCTTCGGCGCCAAAACTTCGTTAGACACCGCATTGCGCGCGACCATAAAGGCCCTCGGAGTGAAGCAGGGCAACGCGGCCAAGGTGCTACAGCAAATCAAACTGAACGGGGTAGGCAAAATCCTAAGTCAAGGAATTACGCTGGACGGACCCGCCGCCAAAGTGCTCACGAATATCACGCGCTCCGCCGATCTCGAGTGGTCGATCCAAGACGGCGCTTTACAGATACTGGACCGGGGCAAGGCGCTCGCGCAGACCGCGATCAAGGTTTCCCCTGGCACGGGGTTGATCGGCTCTCCCACGGTCGATAACAAGGGCGTGCTGAGCTGCCAAACGCTCATGCTCCCCGACCTGCGCCCGGGTCGGCTGATCCAAGTGAATTCCAGCCGTGTCAGCGGAAACTACCGCGTGGAAAAAGTGCAGTGGGTTGGTGATACTTCCGGCGGCGAATGGTATTGTAACATCGAGGCTAAGCGGTATGGCTAACGAACAACGAGGCGCAGACCTAGGCGAAATCTTTCGCGAGGCTTTGGCTAGCGCCATGGTGGACGTGCACACCGCATTACCCGGCCGCGTTGTGTCATATGATGCAAGCAAAAAAGTCGCGGACAT